CTTGAGTATAAACCCAACAGCGGCCGCGATGCATAGCGGCAAATTCGCAAACGCGATCGACATATTCCCAATCAATACAACGGGTAAGACGCGCCGCATCAAACCGCCTATCTGCCCGGAGGAAATCCCCGCTAACGTGCAAACGCACATCAAGCCCGCCCGGAATCAAACCCGTGGACGAATCCAACCCCGGCGCGCGCCGCGCGGAGAATTCCGCAGGCGCCCCCAAGACGTAACACCTATCAAGCTTGGCACGCCCTGCGGCCAGATCCGCCGCCCATTCTAGCGCGGCCGCCTGCACGGCCGGAAAACCTGCCGCCCCCGCTACCAGACGCGCCGACCAAAGCGCCGCAGGCAAACCGCCTGCGGACTCTGGAAGATAGGAACAAGTAGCCGGACAGGTACCAGACGCGACGCCGCAACCAACCGCGCGATAGGTAGCGCCACAGCCGCCCAGTTTACCGTTGGAACTTATCCCGCTTTTAGGTATCACCGAATCGGTGAAAACCGGTAATTCGCGTCTACTCATTATCTGGCCACTCCCCATACTCCAGACCGTACAAGCAATCCCCGCAGACCTGCGCCAGAGTCTGGCCGATGATCTCAGACCCTGCGCCGAATGCAATAATGTTGACGTCATAGACAGACCCGCCACGCGTAGCCCCGTCAAGGTTGCAACAATCGCAACCAGCCCAACTAAAGTATGAATCGGCATATTCGCCCGTGTCTGGATCCTTCACAATGTCATACACGACGTTTTTCACCGCGTCGGAATCATAACCTAACCACGCGAACAACGCGCCCTCAAAATCCAATCCCATAACACTATTCCCCTTTATTCTCTGCGACATGATCGAGATATGCCGACAGCGGCAATTCCCCATCAAGAGACACCAGAGCAAAACCGGTATCACGATGTGTCCGCGTCAAATTATCCACCCCTTGACTTCGGACACCATGCGATACAGCAACCAATAAGCGCGCGACCCCATCAGCAGACATCGAACGCCACACGCCAACAGGCACAATGCGCACAGGAGGCGATGTGATACCCAACGACCACCGCCCATCAAGCGCAGACACAGCCGCGACCGTATCGCAGAGCTTTTGCGCCGTCACACCTGCCGCGACATCATCGGGATAATCCCAGCACACCGCCAGCCGGTAATACCCCGCCACCATAGCGGCCACAGATCCCACACTAGCACGCGGAGCGCGGTATGGATCCGATCCGCTAAGGCGCGCCCACTCAAATACGACATCAAAGCTTATTTGTTTTGCATAAGCGCGATGGCAACCCGCCGCCAATAGCGCGCACTCTATACCAGACGCCAAGACCGACGACGCCTTAATTATCGCGCGCACTTTATCAATGTCATGTTCACTCATTCTAATTACCTGCACCCTTTACACCCCGCGCACGCAGGGACAAACCACGGCCAAACGACAGAAACGCCGCGCCGCGGAGCGCGTCATCGATTGACCACCACGCCCCCATGGACGCCATGCCAGACAACACCAACAACGCAACGCGCGCGTATTTAATGCGATCCGATGGAATAACGCCCGGTACATCAAACGCCCCCAGAATGGACGCACAACACAACCCAACGGCAAACAAACAACCAAGCAAGCAGAGCGCGTACCACGCCAGCCGGACAGCCAGCCGCGTAACTTCCGCGCGCGTAAGATAATCAAACATTGGATCTATTACCCTTCAGGCCTGCAACGCCGCAGGCACAGCACAGTATACGACAAGTGGACGCAATCGGACAAACGGAGTGTAAAACGCGCGGAGCTTCGCGAAAGAATGCAACAAGGTTGCGCGAACGTAGCCAACAGCGAAATTGCCACATACCCGCACCACCTAGCGCGACACGATCGACAGCCCGAACAACCCCAACGGCCAGCCCAAGCGCGCGCCCTCCACAATTGCGCGCGACCTAGTGCAGTACGACAACTGGCCAGACTCCCCCCAGAAAGGCCAAAAAATTTTTCCCGGCAGCTGACGTGCTTCCACGCTTAGGCTTGTGTCTATACGATCTGCCCCCACTACGAACAGTACGCAATCAGGTAGGCGAGCGTGGGCGCACTGCTGCCGAGAAGAAGTATGTGCGCTTCGCGATCCTTTTCCCTACTCCACGCTTTGTGTAACGCATCAAGGGGGATAGCACAGCGACAGCAAATTGTGAGGCCCCCGAATACATACCCGCGCATCCGCGCAGCTATGTGCTAACCCCGCTACCGCGGGGTGCAGACCGCTGCATCCGCAGCGCTCCGCGCAGCCGCAGGACGCCGCTACCGCGGCGCCCCGCGCGGCCCGGCGAGGCACCCGCTTACCTGCGTGTATGTGTTGCCCGGCGACTGCCCGGCGAGGGAATTGAGAAGCTGCTGCGCTACGGCTATACCTGATCCCAGGCACCGCCTACGCTTCGCAAAGCACAACCGCCCACTGCATGTGGACGCTACCGCGACGCACACGCGCCACCTACGCCCTGTGTAGAAGAAAGCTGGGAGGAAGGACGCGACCTGCGTACCGCTGCATCCGCAGCGCTACGCGCCACTGAAAGGGTTGAGAGAACGATGTGTGTATGTGTATATGGATCTATATAGTGGAGCGCGTGGTTACTATTACTATTTTTGTGGAGTCTAATATTGATTCTATTATCTACAAATAATCAGGCCGTCACTTTGTGACACTGTCTTTTACTCTCACCATTGAAGCCCTCGCATACCTGCTGGGCTTCAATGGCCGGCCGGAAAAAAAGCCCGGTCGCCCGGGCTGTAAAGTTTCAATTGTTATTTAGGCCACTGGCCAATACTACGAGCGCGAATATTAGAACAAAACCTATAAACTCGCGAAGTCTAGCCCGGTTGCCCGGGCTATTCCGCCGCATCAATAGATTACCTGCCAATTCTGCGGCAGCAAGATACCGTTTTCTGCGGCGATAATTTCAACGCTTGCTACCAATGCGCGAATATCAGACAATGAAATTACAGTATCCCAATCCGCGGCCGCTTCGCTGATAAAGACTGTCGGACATTCAATTTGATAATTGGCGTTATGTTTGGCATTTCTAGCACGCTGATATGCCGCTTCGGCAATTTCCGCGTTATCTGTCGCCTTGCTGATAGCACCAGCAAATTCGTACCCGTCTAATCCTGCAATTGTTTTGAGTTTCATTCTACTTTCCTTTCCTTCAAACCTGCCCGGTTGCCCGGGCAGGCAGTCTAAACTATCTAGTCGTCCACTTTCGCACGCTATCAGGTTCCGACCTGATGGACATAATCCAGCAGTCTGGGTCGGCCAGCGCGTATTTCATCAAACATTCCGCGTCGTGACCGGATTCTACATGGATGCGGAATTGTTCACTTTCGCCCATGTCGCAAGTACCTTCACAAGTACTTTCTACGCCTTCACAATCGGTGAAGACTGCAAGGTCGAATTCGACAACGTACGCGGTAGGCTCAGCAAAATCATTGTCGGACTGCGTTATGCGCCAATAGTCCACATTCCATGACTTGCACTGTCGGTCTGTCGCCCAGTCGATGTGACCGATATTCTTGAAGTAGGTATTCGCCGCACGGCAAATAGCAAACATTCTATCTTTTTCCATACTAGTTTCCTTTCAGAGTGTTCCAACCACCAACAGGGACAGTATCGCATACTTGCTGGGGGGATGGATGCTCCTGTTCGCAAGTCGGCTGCCGCCGCCTTTTGAACAGGAACGCAAACAAGCCGCATCCGCGGCTGGGAATAGATCGCGCTACCGCGCGAGCTACAGCCCCGCGCATCCGCGCGGAGCTGCGGCCATGCGTCCGCATGGCTTCCGTTCGGGGGAAGCCTCCCCCTCCAAGAGAAGCAGCCCGCTACCGCGGGCCGCCCTACGCACGCGACGCCGTGCCTTCCCTCCCCTCCCTCCCTCACACACCGTGTGTGGCAGGGGGGTATGGCAAGCCCCCGCCCCCTTATTATTTTTTTCTTACGATCCCCACGCCTACGGAACATCTCCTCAAAATTGACTTTCTCCCGCCGTAGAAGCCATGTTATAACGTACCGAGGTGTATATGGATTTCCCTTCCGTTCAGTATGACGTAGTGTTGTGTGACCCCCCGTGGTCGTATAGCGGTAGCCAGGATAAGTGGGGCGCCGCCGCGAAGTTCTACCCAACGATGAGCGACGCTGATCTGTTGGCGTTGCCTGTCCAGCAGCTGTTGCATTCGCGCAGCGTGGTGTTTATGTGGGCTACTGGTCCGCGTCTGGACGCTGCGCTGGACTTATTGCGAGGCTGGGGCTTAGCGTATAGGGGGGTTGGCTTTGTGTGGGTGAAGACGAAGCAGGATGGTACGCCTGTGGGCGCGCAGGGCGTCCGTCCTAGCGTTGTAAAGCCTACGACGGAGCTTGTGTTGGTTGGTAGCCCTTGCAAGTCTGGTAGGCCTTTGAAGCTGTCTGACGAGAGCGTCAGACAGGTAGTTATGGCGCCGCGAATGGAGCATAGCAGGAAGCCTGATGCTGTGCATGAGCGTATAGATCAGTTGTATCCGGGCATGCGTAAGATCGAGTTGTTCGCGCGTAGACCGTACCCTGGCTGGGACGTATGGGGTAATGAAGTCGCGTAGTATGCGCGATTGCATGGTATACTTGCGGGTGGAGGTTTGTTATGAATAAGAGAGAAGCTGCGTGGTCGCAGTATCGTAGTGTGTTGGCGTCTATGCTTGCGTGCCAGAGCGCGTACGAGAAGCTGCGCAGGGACATTGTTGTAGATGATTTGTATGAGTCGGCGTCGTTCTTGAAGGACACGCGTGACGTTACGTGGGCTATCCACAAAGCTATCGATGCGCTTGAAGCGCTTGGTGATTACTCTGAATTTCGGCCAGAGGAGAAGGTTGGTTTGCTTCATAAGCTAGGGATAAAGGTACGCAATGGTAACGATCAGTAAGGCGTTGGAGTGGATTATGCATGGGTACCCTGCACGCCTCGATTGTTGGAATGATGATGAATACCTGCGGTATTCGGAATTACAGTTGATGTTTGTTATGCATAACGGTCCGTCTGAGCATTTGCTTGAGACGATTGAGATTGAGGCTGATACGTTTTGCGATCCTTGCTGGGTCCTTGGTAAATGGCACCCGATGGGCAAATCGCCTATCTGGGGAGTGGAGGTAAAAGATGAAGGGGCATGAGTACATCAAGCAGCGCCGTGAGGCCCTTGGCATGTCACAGCGTGCGCTCGCGCGTAGGGTTCGTCGCCTGGATGGCGACGGATCCATTTCTCCACAGATGATGAACTGTATCGAGCATGGGCGCCGCAGCTATGAGCCTTACATCGACGATCTGGCGGAAGCTTTGCTAGTCGATGACTGGATCCTGTGTTTCTATGTTGGTCGGTTCCCCAAGTATCTGATTGATGAGTTCGATGGCGATCATGAAACGATTATGGAAGCCTACAAGGCTTTTGTAATTAAGCTTCGCGGTGACGAGGAATACTATGGCCACTAGTACCGATAACCGTAGGAAGTTAAGCGAGAAAGACATTAAAGGGATTCAGGATGAGCTTACGGCTGGCGTAAACGTTAAAACGGTTGCTCGTAAATGGAGTGTCAGTACAACACACATATATAGGATCCAGTCAGCTATGCGTAACGGTGAGGTTAAGCTCAAGCGTTCTTCCTTAGATAGTTGCATGGAGTTGATCAAGACTGGATTGCCGTTTACACGTAAATGTTGGCAGTGTTGGTACTACTACGACATTGAAAACAGATGGTTTGTCCGAGCTTACAGTTGTCCAGAAGGAATAATGGAATGCATCACATATACGCTGGATCTTAGCCTGGAAGACTTATTGGCAAAGGACTGGGTTGTACTTGCTTGGGAGGCTGTGAATGACAGGTATTGAAGCCCTACAGGCATTACGTGACGGCAAGCGCGTGCGCCAGGCTAGATGGCTGCCAGGAACGTACGCAATAGTTGTAGATTCGAGGGTCATCATATGTCGCTACAAAGACGAGAAACTGCATGGTAAGCCAACAATAGATGACCTATTACATGATGACTGGGAGGTAATGGAATGAATTTTAAAATTGTGCCTGTGTGCAAAACTGACGAGGACATCGATCCTGATCTACACGAAGCTGCTGGTATGCTGGTCACTTACTTTAACGCTAATCCAGATGAGCCGTTTGTTAAGTTTGTAATGGAAGACAATGGTGAAGTTGTTGTATCTGGGAAAATAAACAACCCCATGTTTGATGAGATGATCGAGGCAGTACACATCGCACTGCATCGTCACAAACTTAACACTGCAAAGCGAACAGTATTAACAAGGGATAGCACTAATGAAAAATGGCCAGAAACGAACTAGGCTAGTTGCCTTTGCTAAACCCTTTACTAATAAGTTAAAAGACGCATCACTTATTAAAGGGGACGCAGTTATGTTTATGCGCAAGGACGTGTACGACCATATTGTTGATGTCAACAAGATGGTAGAATCTGATCGATCGAAAGATCAATAAGGAAAGGCCAGAAACCCGGTCAGTCCCGACACACACAAACTCTGCAAACAGAAAGACCAGTCCGCCATGCTGGTCTTTTTGCTGTTTATGGCTTTTGCTATACTGAGACATGTCTAGTGCTGTAAAGCGTGATCCCGCTAAGTGGAAACGTATCGTCGCAAGTGTTAAAGCTGGTACAAAGGGTGGCGATCCTGGTGAGTGGTCTGCTCGCAAAGCGCAGCTTGCTACACAGCAATACAAGAAGTCTGGTGGCGGCTACGTAGGTCCAAAGAAGGCTGACAACAGTTTAGCAAAATGGACTGATCAGAAGTGGCGCACATCCGATGGAACGCCTAGTGAAGGAAAGAAACGCTACCTACCAGACAAGGCGTGGGGTTCATTGTCTAAAGGTGAAGTAGCTGCTACTAACCGAGCTAAAGCTGCCGGTAATCGCGCAGGCAAACAGTTCGTAGCACAGCCAAAATCCATTGCACGTAAGGCGGCAAGGCACCGATGAAATCAACTCTATATCAATACTCATTGAAGAATATATCTGTTGTAGATGGCGACACGCTTAAGGCTGATCTTGACCTGGGCTTCGGCGTAATACTTGCGGGTAAGAAGATTCGCCTTGAGCATATTAACTGCCCTGAGAAGGATACTGAGGCTGGAGTAACAGCCAAGCAGTTTACGTGGAATTGGGTCACTAGCAAGAAGTCAGACGTTGTAATCAGCGTGAAAAACCACCGCGAAGACAAGTACGGACGTATTCTAGGAACAGTTGTTTCTGATGGTCAGAGCCTTGCCGACGCGCTCAAACTAGCGGGTCACGGTGTTGATTACGAAGGCGGTAAACGCTAATTAGAAAAGCCCCTCTGTGAAGGGGCTTTAGATTCGCTCGACTCAATTGTCATAGGTTTTGGCATGATGGGTGGACTTTTAAGTTTTCATCGCGTTTCGACGCATATATTATCGCACTCATAGGTACAATCAATTGCCACATCGTAACTGAGTGAGCTTATTGGAAACCGGGTTACCCGGTATCAACAACAACACAAATGGCAGGGACTGCGTAGGTATACGTGGTCCCTGTTTGTTGTAGAATGGCCAGTAGGAGGTGGATAATGTTGCGTGAATGGTTACGGAAGAAATTGAAACTGGTAGATCGAGAAGTCACTTCACTGTCGGTATACATGCTAGGTTTGGATCTGGATCGCGAAGTCGAACTAATGTCTACGACACAACTCAAACAATTGTTTGCAGCATGCGGCAAGGAGCTTCGCAAACGCACCCCATGACCTTTGAAGAGATCCGGCCATACTTAATTGCTGGCAGGTTTTGTCACAGGATGTCGGATGATGGCTATCTTTACTCCATATTCAACGGCAACAACCTGCATAGCGGATTATTTGTGTCTGATGAGGATTTTGAGTTGGAGTTGAATCAGGGGATATGTATTCGTGGAGTTCCTGAGGAAAACATTATCTCTATTAGCCCGGGTGCGCCGGACTTACCATTGTTTGAATCGTGGGATTGGATAATCTCACTTGATGACTTAACGGCGACGGATTGGCAAGTCTGGCCAGAAATCTTTACACAAGAGGATATCAATGAGTCGGCAAATAGCTCTGAAAACAGTTGAAGTAGCAAAGAGATATCTACACGTCCGAGAAGAAGGTGAAAACCGCGGCGACGAGGTAGAGATGTTTCAAAAGATGGCTGTGCCTGCCCTGACTCCAGGATCACCATACTGCGCAGCTTTTGTTCGCGCGTGCATGAAGATTGCTGCCACAGAATTAAACACAACTTACGTCTCTGGGTTCCCACGATCTGGATTTACACCGGACTGGGAGCGTTATGCAAAAGCAAACGATCTTTGGATACCAAGAGCGCAGCTTGCCTTGGACCACACGCCGGCGCGCAGAGGTGACCTAGCATTGTTCTACAGTCGCACCAAATGTCGCATTGCACACATCGGTATTGTGACGCAGTCATTCGAGAACGGTGTATGGACGATTGAGGGTAACACTGGCCCAGAACCATCAGATGTTACAGAAGTCAACCGTGACGGAGATGGCGTTTACCGCAAAATGCGTGAATGGAACGAGCTTGGACAGTTTGGCGGGATCTTACGCGTAAACTTCTAGTAATACTTGCTGGGCGTGGTATCATGTTGACGTAAGGTGATTACACTTTACTGTTAAAGGATACCAAATGATCACGATTTGTAAGACCGGGCGCGATAGTGACGTCACTATCCGCCTAAGCCACCGCAATGGCCTGGCAGAATACGATGTAGAGTACGTCGGCACTGACGGAATCACATGCGCAACACAACTCAGTCCAGTAAAGGCATGGAATCTGCTGCTTGGTTTGACCACTAGTTATAAGATCCCAAATCGCGTCCTGCTTGAATTGGCAGATGACGTTATTAGCTCATTTTCTGCTGTAATCAGTAAGTCTGTTTTGGATGGTGAAGAATGAATAATGTAGTACTAGCCGGCCGCTTGGTCGCAGACGTCGAATACAAGACCATGAGTGACGGCAAGGGCATTGCTAAGATGCGCCTGGCTGTTGATCGTGGCAAGGATCAACCATCCGACTTCATCGACCTTACGGCATTTCAATCGACTGCTGACTTTGCGTCTAAGTACCTTGCTAAAGGTCGTAAGATTGGCGTCATCGGCAAGATTCGCACACGCGAATGGCAAGCCGAGGATGGTTCTAAGCGCCGTGGGTTTGAAGTAGTGTGCGATCAGTTGTACCCACTGGATAGCAACAAGACTGCTGGTGACGCGCCAGCGCAACCGTTGAATCGACCCCAACCTGGAGGTTTTGATGACATCGAAGACCCATTCGCCTAATCCAGTAATCGAACTAGTACAAGAGTATGCTGATGAAGAAGCTCTTTACATTGATGGATTCGAGGATTGCTTGATTGGTATAGCAGACGTCTGGCGCGATAATACGCGCCGGACCGTTGCTGTTTATGACTACACTTTAATGGTGCAGTCAATGATTGACGAGGAATGCACAGCCGAAGATGCTGCTGAATACATCGAGTTCAACATATCCGGAGCCTTTGTAGGCCCGTATCAACCAATCATCGTCCAAAGGTTTAGAGACCTCACGGACTAAAAAAAAGGGGAGTGGAAACTCCCCTTTACTTATTTGATTAGGCCGAGCGATCGGCCTTTCTTTATGGCTCTATCCTTGGCGTTGAGGCCAGACACACCGAGCTTCCAATATAGGTTGTCCATATGGAACTGCACCGTACGGTGACTGATTCCCATAGCGACGCCCATCATCTTAGCTGTGCGGTTACGTGGCAGCATCTCGAGGACTTCGAGTTCGCGTTCCGACAATGGATACTGCAACTCATTGTTGGCAGTCGCCACGTCTTTGACTTCTGGTACTTCCTGCTCTTCCATGTTATTCACTCCATATCGTGGGACATCGATTCCGTAGAACTGCGTGAATAAGTTTAGCCAGTTCTTGATGTTCGCCCTGTGTCCCTTCAGCAAGGCGAGTCTCGAGGTAATGGATCCAGCTACGCAACGTGCCAACCATATACAGTGTAGTAGGTGTACACATAGGCAATACGTTACGTGCTGTTTCTGGTGCCACACCGCCTGCAATCATCTTGTCGTACGTATCATAGGCAAGAGCTACAGACTCATCAGCTAGGGCCTCGAGTTCATGCAGAATGCCAGTATCACTTACATCAATGGATGATTGACGGTTGGTCGGATGTTTTAGGCGTAATCGAATAGGATCAGGTTTCTCTGACACAGGGCTGTAACGTTGAGAGAACACTTGAAAAGAAAAACTCTTGTGTCGTACTAACTGCTGAGCAATTGCTACTGTGGTTTTAAGTTCAAAGCATGCACTAGCCATCTCAAATACTGACCAGTGACCATGCTTTTTACAATACTTTAGCAATTTGCCAAACTCGTCGTTTTCCTGGTTCTTTGGGTTACTCACGCGCGCGCAGTAAGCAATGTGCTTCTCTGCATTTTCAGTAATCCAAATTAATCGCGCTCGCTGCCTCATACACCAGTACTCCCAAACCCGCCGGCGCCACGTTGCGTATCATCAAATAGAGATCCTGTTTCGATCACTACCAATTCGGTATTTGCAGAGGGAACAAACATCAGCTGCGCTATGCGCATGTTTGGCAATACGAAGAATGGTTCGTCGCCATGATTGATTAATAACACTTTGATGGAACCACGGTAATCACTATCAATTAAACCTGGTGCGTTCAGCACAGTTACGCCGTTTTTCCATGCTAATCCGCTACGTGGCATGACATAAGCAGCCATCGTCACAGGCATCTTTAACTTCCAACCAGTTTCGATCAACACACGTTTCCCTGGTTGAATCGGCACTGGTTTTTCTACACATGCATAAAGATCGTACGCAGCAGCACCATTAGTCGCTTTAGTTGGCAGCGTTGGTTGCATGTTATCCATAGGCCAAAATGTGACCTTAATTGTTTCATCCATAGTACATTATACCTGCTTACTTGCGCGTGTTTATAGAACATGTGTTTGACGTACAATCAACCTATGGGCGTCACTAAGAAATTGCAGAACCCTAAAGGTGGACTAAATGCGGCTGGCCGCGCGTACTTCAAGCGTACAACTGGTGCCAATCTAAAACCGCCAGCACCGAAGCCGAAGACACCCAAAGATGCTGCAAGACGCAAATCGTTTTGCGCACGCATGTCTGGAATGAAGGCTAAGTTGACTTCGTCTAAGACTGCAAACGATCCGAATAGCAGGATTAATAAATCGCTTAGGGCCTGGAACTGTTAATGAACAAACATTTGTTTCACAGGAACCTGTATTTACAAGACCTGCCAGGATTGGAACGTAGGGAACATGGGCTTAAGAGGAATCCTACTAAGTCAGAGATGTTGTCTATGGAACAAAAGGAGCATCAACTTAAACGGAAACCTACCATGTCCGAACTCCTGCAAATGGAGCGTAAGGAACATGAGAGGGATGGGAAAATCATTGTTGGTCGCGGTCACGAAGGAAGGGCAAGAAAATGAAGAAGACTATGTCACAGATCATGGGTATCAAGAAACCACATCCTGCTGGATGTAAGTGTGCAGGATGCAAGAAGGGCAAGTGCTAGGTTATGCCTGGGCGCGCACCGATTGGTGTACCTATAACGACATTACGCCTAAGACCTGTCTCTGAAGAAGGTAGTCGTCAGTACTATCGTAATCTTGAGGCTAGAGAAGTACGCAATCGCAACATTATAAAGAATGAAAACGATCCGCGTAATATTGGTGGCACAGGTGGTAGGTCTACACGCGTATCGGCTTCAGCGCAAGATGACGCTGAGACGCAACGATTGCGTGCGCGCCAGAATCGTGAAGCGCAGGATGCAAACCGCAACGACCCACGAAACACAGGTGGTAATCGTAAATCAACTGCACCTAAACCTGCGCCTGCACAAGTATCTAGTGCGCCAAAGTACGATAAGGCTACTAAGTTTGCTGTCGGCCTGACACAGATGGGCCAGACACTTCGCGATTACAAGAAGTTAAACTCAATCAAAGCAAGTTCTCCTCCAAAGGCGGCAGAGAAAGTAAAGACCGATGGGTCTGCTTTGTCGTCAATGAAAGAGGACATGAAGACAAGTGCTAAAGTTGTTCGAGGCGATCGCGACTACATGGGTGAAGCTTTTGATGCATCACTACGACGCGGCGTAGGTAAAGGACGAGAATACCTTAAGTCTCAGCTTGCGAAGGATAACGTATCAGATAAGAAGCAACAGGAAATTCTTGGTCGTTTCCAAGAGAAATTTGCTAACGACGAATCACTTACGTCTAAGAAGGATGGTCTTGTTGCTGGGTATGAAAAGGGCGGCGAAGCAAAGAAATTGCTTGATGCCTATCGTGGTAAGTATGGTGGATATCGTAAAGGTGCTACCGCAGCTGAAATTACAGATTTGGCCCGAGGTAAATAATCATGGATTTGGAAAGCATTGCCCGTATAGTAGGGACAGCAGCTGCACGGAGACAAGGAGCATTACGTAGAACCGCAGAACGTGGTGCCGCAGCACAACTTGCCAATGCTGTACGTATAGGTGGTGAACGTGATGCCGCTCGAGCAGCGCGTGATGTGACACGTAGACGTGGTCTTGCTTTAGGTGCTGGCCGTCGTGCTGAACGTACTGCACGAAAAGCCGCCGAATTAGCTCGCGATTCAGCAATGCGAATTGCAGAAACAAATAAAGGTCGTGCGGCTAAAGTACTTAAACTTGCAGGCAAGCTTAAGGTTGGTAACAAGAAACTACGCCGTGCTGCAATCATTGGTGTTCCATCTGCTCTTGCTGTAGGTGGAGGACTCGGTTTCCTTGGTGGATATGTCAAGGGTAAGAAAGATGCACCGGAAAAGGTCATCCGTCCGCCATACGAAGACATCAAGCGTCCAGGCGTAAACGCACCAAGTTTCCGTGGTGCTGATACTGGTGGCATTATTGCTGGTGGATCTGCACCATCGTCCGCTGTGGGTGGACAGGGTGGTGGAGGGTATCGTGGTGGCCAGTCTTCATTGACTGACACGATGAAACGTAATCAGCGTGCAGTACGTGATGCGAAGTCTTATCTTGGTGAGGCTTTCGACGCTACTGTACAAAAAGGTGTAGCTACGGGTCGCAAACATCTTGCTGCTATGCTTCAACGTGATGGTGTTGACAATGAAACTGGAATGCGACTTATGAAGCGTTTCGATAATGAAATCGGCAACCAGGAATCGCTGAAGGGTTACAAGACAAGTGGAGTAACCGAAGAATTTGATGCCGAGAATCCAAACAAACGTGGCGCTCTCCTTGAAGCTTATCGTGGCAAGTATGCTAAAGGCACAACGCTACAGCAGATGAGGGAGAAGGCTAGTGCCTCAAGGTAACGTACTTAGTGATCTTCTAGGTATCCCTGGGCAAATTGCTCAGGGAGCCTACGAAGATGCACGCGACGATGTAAAAGGTTTTCTTCAAGGTACGAACCCGGGTATGTTTGGTGCTGGTCTTGGTGCCGCACTTACGCAAGGTGGTATTGAGGGTGGTAAGGCATTACTGCGCGGAATAACTGGCGGTAAGTATGCAAAGACTGCCGCCGATATTTTGCCAAAGATGGCTCGATCACGCGGTCTTGTTCAGACAGTTCGAAACGCAGGTAAGGTCGTTGGTGATACCGCTAAATTGGCAGGTAACCAACTTGGTCGCATTGGTCCAGTAGCACAGATAGTCGCAGGTGAAATACTTAATCCACGCCCTGCTGGCTTCAGTCGTGAATATGAACAAATGATGTTCGGTATCATTGAGCCTTTAAGTAAATGGCAAAAGGAATACCAACAACGTGGTCAACAGTGGGACCCAGAATTTGAAAAACTCCACAACATAATGCAGCCAATGAAAAAACTGCGTATTGGTGATGGAGTTGTAGATAGGGATACCTTAAACACGATTTACCAAGCTATTTATAATGATCCATCTATGGATATCAAATCTTTTATGAATGAGGCTTTTATTGAAAAGAAGCCTAACTTCAATGCTGGCAAACTTCAAGATTGGAAGCGTGTATTAAGTAATCCTGATGAACTTGATCAACCAAGGATTACGATGCCGTTACTAAAATCTCAGCGTACCGATGAAGAACGTGGGATGCAGTTAGGTGCAGACCGATACACGGGTATGCCACAAATGGCGCCTTCGTATAGTCAGCTTGACAGCGTACGTGACTTGATGGCTATGTCAGCAGCTAGAGGCAGAGGTAACACTTTGACTCAGCGTATTCCTAATCGATTCGCGCAAACGCCTGGTGGTCTTAACGCAGCACGCAACGCTGTTTACGGTAAAGCTGCTGCATCAACAGGTAAACCTAACTCATTTAAGAGAGTTGTTAGAGCGCTCAAGAAAAACCTTTAAAACTTCATCAGCAGCAGTGTGGTCTTTTGTAACGTCGTATACGAGATACCACACTGCTTTTCGTATGTCATCCATCTTAGACTCTTGGCTTTTCTTGCCGGCTCGCTGAATGTACTTGAGTGACATCGTTAGCCATCGACTAAGGTCCCACGCGTCTGCAACTGTACATGTGTCGATAGATGTTTGCCGATAGTGGTCTGGTGCTGTTTTACTCATCGGTCCAGTATACTTGCAAGTATGTTCGACTCAAAAGGTGTTGACGATCCATTTTTCATCGAGAAAGATGACGGCTTATACAGGAGATCTGGTAGCGGTTACGCAAAGTGTTGCAGCGCTATCATTCGTGATGGTGACGTAAACCGACAATGCAAAAACCCAGCCTTAAAAGGTAAAGAGTATTGCGCGCATCATGGATCAACACATCTTAAGAAATCAGAAAAACCACAGTACCTACAACACTTATTTCAGAAAGAGCGCAGTAGGTTTAAGCGCGTCGGCACAGAACTACTAGCGAAAGTTGATAACTATCGTGACGACCCAGACTTGTTTAGTTTACGTGATGATACTGCTTACGTAACTGCACTAGTTGACGTCAGGGCAGAGGCCGCAGCTGAAGGCGTTGGATTAGAGCAATATAGAAAGATTGAGTCTGCATATCATCTGGCTAAATCAAAGCTTGGTTCTCCTGACTTCATTGATGCATTCGAACAGATAGGCGATCTTCTGAACGAACGCATGAACGAGTACGATGCTAGTAAAGACGTATTGGATCTAATTGAACGTCGGGCGGAACTTGTCGAAGCAGAGCAACGAATGATGCAGACGAGAGCGTATACAATTGAAGCAGACCAAGCACTTATGCTTGTTATGCAGATCGTAGAGCTTATGAAGCAGACGATACGAGATCAGGAGACACTCATTGCAATACGTAGTGGCGTCGGTAAGCTCATACGAATGTATACATCTAGCGATGACGATGTACAGGAAGCGGAAGTAGTAGAAACAAATGGCATACCAGAAAGTACCTAAGGAGTTTAAGCAATTTACGCGCAGTGATAAACCGCTATCAGTAGCACTACTGGAAGCGTTAGACGCGCAGATATCTGATGTCATTAAGACTGGTGATTACGACAGTGGGCGAGCATTCGCAATAGATGGATCTAAATTGGATTACAACACATGGTTGAGAACATATGCACCGCATGCTATGTCGTCGTCACTTGGTGAGCATCACAAGCGCGCGTGGGAATGGGCTGAGTCAATAGAGCCTGGGGTCGCTCCGCCAGCATTGATCGAGTGCTGGTTTCGTGGTGGTGGTAAGTCCACCACCATGGAGCATATTGCTGCTCGCATCGCAGTAAAAGGCACCAGACGATTTCTCTTGTACGTCTGTTCTACACAGGAGGCTGCCGACCGTCACGTATCGGATATTGGACACACAATGGAGCGTTGTGGGATTGAAAGGGCGCTTAATAAATATGGTTTTTCAAAGGGATGGAACGCTTCGAAACTTCGGACCGCTAACGGATTTAACGTGTTGGCGTTTGGGTTGGATACTGGCGCTCGCGGTGTCAAGCTCGATCACCTGCGTCCTGATTTCATCATTCTTGACGACATTGATGAACTTGATGACTCTGTTAATCGTGTCGATAAGAAGATTGCTACGATAACTCAGACTATCTTGCCAGCTAAAAGTACGGACTGCGCAATCGTATTTGTGCAGAACAAAATCCATGCCAATAGTGTTATGGCACAGGTGTTGTCTGGTGAACTAGACATGCTTCAATATCGCGTGCAGTCACCTATTGTGCCTGCGATCAAAGGACTTACCTACGAACCTTTCGAGCGCGAGGATGGTCGAACCGGATACCGGATTACTGGTGGCACAAATACTTGGTCTCACAAAAGTATTGAAGTGTGCCAAAGAGAGATCGACGACTATGGCATCATCTCATTCCTACGTGAGTGTCAACATGAAGTCGGCGTCGGTGGTCGGTTCTTCCCTGAGTTCCAAGAGTACGATACGACTGGGAAACCGTGGCATGTAATCGATCATGTTCAAGTGCAACCATGGTGGCGTGTTTGGGCATCACATGACTTTGGTACTGGGGCGCCGGCAGCAACGCTATTGTACGCGTCGGATGAGAATGAAGACATTTACGTAATCGGTGAGATATACGAAGCCGGCCGTGTCAGTTCTAAACAAGCAGAAGATACGCTTCAGTTACTGAAAGAACGCGGGTATGCAGCCCCTGTCAATAAAGACAAACCCGATGGGCCTTGGCTGACAAAACTCGAGGCTATTGCTTTTGACTGGGCAAACACATTCCCTCCGAAGAATCACGAACAACGTATCGGTGAATATCCTGTTGAGGTTTGGTGGCGACGTGGACTTCCAGCTGTTGCTGCGGTTAAAGATCGTAAAGCTGGTTGGCGGCGACTTAAGGAATGGTTAGCATCCGTGCGCGTCAAGGATGGCCAGCATCAACCCAGGTTTAGAATTGTACGTAGAGCATGCCCTAATTTGATACGTGAATTAACTGCTGCTATGGCGGACCCGAAAGATCCAGAAGACCTCGACAGTGGTACCAAATCTGACCACGCACTAGACTCATGTCGTTACGGTGTTATGTGGCGTGAATACCCAGTGACATGTCCGGAGACTCAGGGAAAGACTCCGTGGAAGCCAGTGTGGATGCAAGACAATAACGAGGACCAGTACATATGACGCTGTTTGATATCATCCAAAGTATATTGATGTTAATTACGGCTATTTTTACTGGACTTACTTGGCGTGAGTTGAATACAATTCGTAAGCGCCAAGAAGTTCATGTTGAATACCAGCGCACTAAGGATCACTACATCTGATGGAACCAAAGCAGCCAAAGATACCCAACAGTCTGTTCCCACAGATGTTGGCTAATATCACAGCTAAGTTACGCAAGCCGCCACAGATGGCTGCCCTGCAACGCCCAGAGGCGACAGGTATGCGTGGTAGCTTTGAAGTAAAGTCTACGGATGTAGAAGATGAAGACATCCTTGGTATCGACATCGAGCCAAACCAATGGTCAGTTGATCCAAAGGAACAACCCGAAGAAGCCAAGAAAGTCACCGGGTACGTACGTAATCAGTTTGATGAAGCGTATCGCGCGCGCCAGGAGATGGAAATCGAATGGGCGCAGGCTTTGGCATTCTTCGAAGGCCGTCAGTGGTTTCGCATCAACAGTCAAACACGTAACCTGGTTACACTTCAGAGCGACAGAGATCCACCTCATCGTTACATGACGGTCAATAAGATTCGGCCATTGATTGACGGTGTAGTAGGAAAACTGACACAGGTCGCGCCAGACTGTCGCGCTGTTCCATTGTCTTACAATCCTAAGGATCAACAAGCAGCCGATGAAGCAAACTTTATCGCAGGCCATTACACACGTAAGTTCTCACGCGAAACCCAGACAAAAGAGCGCGTCCGTTGGGCGTGTATCACTGGTACCAGCTTTGTCAAGGTCAGTTGGAATGCTAAGTCGCCGGTTGTAATTCCAATGCGAGACTTGGACAGCGGTGAGATTACCGGTTACAAAGAACTACCGCTTGGTGATGTGGATGAAGAAATCGTCCCATGTTTCAATGTATTTCTTGATCCAAAAGCCCAACGTGACGAGGATGTTCGTTACATAATTCATGCATCAATCAAACCGCTTTCGTGGTTCGTTGACAACTACGGTGATGCTGGTAAGCTTGTCGAGCCTGACGCAGTCACTGGTCAGAACGCTGGTTATGTGGATGCTTACCTTGAAGGCGCTAATGCAAGTGGAACTGGATGGGTACAGCCGTCTACTGCAAGACTTAATAACGTAGACATTAAGAAGGCAAGTGCTATTGTCTACGAATACTGGGAAAAGCCCACTGCGGTTTACCCTAATGGGCGTTACATCGTAAGTACAAACACTGCGTTGTTGTACGCCGGCGATTGGCCATACAACAAGAAGGATAAGTTTCCGTTTATCCCTCTGCGCTGGCAGCCACGATCAGGCACGCCGTATGGTCATAGCCTGGCGTTCGACCTTTGCCCATTGCAGCTTGGATACAACCGTGTTTATAGCCGCATGATCGAACAGTTCGAGCAGAACAAAGACTACATCATGGTAGAGCGCGGAGCTAACATTGGCGCCGATGCCTTCCAACAGTCAAGTGATGACATCGATGATAAGGCTCGTATCTACCGTAAGGTTTACTATAACCGCGGTTCTCAGCCTCCTGTAATCCAACGAGCGCCTGGCATTTCCAATGAGATCTTCCCAATGCTTCAGTCTTTTGAAAAGGACATGATGGACATTGCTGGTCTTCATGATGTTAGTCAGGGTCAGGCCCAGGCCGGAACACCTGCTGAAGCGGTGAAGTTGCTACAGCGTGCAGATAACACTCAGCACAGTTATATTCGAGCTGATATCGAACGCAGTATCGCCACTATCAAAGAGTGGGAGATCGCACTAGTAGAGCAGTTCGCTGTCGCGCCGTTCATCGGTTCTGTGGATGACAACATCAACCCACGCAATGAAATCCAACAGGGGATCATCACGTACGATTCAATCCGTTCTGGTGGTCAGTATCGTGTTGTGTACATTCCTGGTTCTTCGCAACGCGAGTCGGATGACCAGAAACTACAGAAGGTCGTTATGCTTCGGCAGATGGGTCTATTCGGAGATCCAAACGACCCAGAGACAAACGCCATGGTTGTACGTATGCTACAACTGCCGGAAACATCTGACATCCTACAGAATCTCGCATTCCAGGCTCAAAAACAGCAGGCAATGCAGGAGCAGATGATGCAGATGCAACAGGCTCAAATGGCCGCTCAACAGAAATTCAATCCTGAGGCAGAGCAGATGAAGGCTCAATTGCAAATGCAACAGGATCAAGCGAAGGCTCAGCTCGATGTACAGAAGATGCAAGAGCAAGCCAAGATCGACACTAACAACTATGCGGCTAAGGCCATCACTGATGTTAGTAGGGACCTAATCTCCGGTAAAGGAGCAGGGGAAGCGCAGCAACAGGGTACCCGTGTACCAAAACAAAAAAGTTGATGTGCTAAGATAGGAGTAACTGATATATGCCTGAAGAGATGGTGACACGTACCGCTGACTCACCAGCAGCGGCGACGGGCGAGTCAGGAATGATGAACGCGGTTCGGGACTTTATCCAGGAGAACGCCGCTCCCGGAGATAACTCGCAATGGGCGACAAGCGAGCATGATGGTCAGGCTGCGAGTCAAGATTACGATGGTGGCTACGAGGATAACAACTACGACGACATCCTTGATGAAGTCTTAGGTATTAATCGCACCGTAACACCACAAGAACCCGATGAGCAGCCGGGCGCTGTACCCTACGAAAGGTTTCGTGAGGTAAATGAGAAGGCACGGCAGCTTCAAGATGTTGAGTCAAAGCTTAGCAAGTGGAGTTCAGTTATTGAACAGCTTGAAAGCCAGGGGTACGGAGACGCTGAGGCAGTGCTTGCCGCGCAAGCGGAACAGGCAGCAAAAGCCGAGGAAGCACAGCTCCGGCAGTATTACCAAGGCCTCGTTGACCAACAAGGGTTAGATCCAAATGTTGCGCAGATGCAAATGGAAGCTCAGCTTTCCAAGATGCAGTATGAACGACAGATGGAAGAAGTCAACAACTACATGATGATGCAACAGAGAGATGTTGCATTGGAACAGTTCCCGTTGGCTGCGCGCGCACCTGCGCTTGTTGACAACCTCATTGCTGCTGGATATGACCCATATCAAGCAGTAGAGGCAGTACATGAACAGGTTCGCACAATCGTTTCTTCACTCGTACCTGAGGTTGCTGCAAAAGTAAGTCAGGGCCGTCGCGCTCCACAACCTATTGGCCAAAGCGGTTCGCCTCGTATGGCTCCCGTAAATAATGGTCAACAGAGACGTGCTGGATGGTCTGATCTTCTTGGTATCAACCGAGGACGAAATTCGTTATAAGAGGATTAAGAAATGCCAGACGCAAATGCATTGACACTTGCCGATCAAGCGATTATCTCGAATGACCCATTGGTAAAAGAGATCACAAAATCTCTGCACCAGACATGGAATGCATTGAAAGACATCCCGCTTGTCACCAACCCTTCTCTCCGCCAGGTTGGCACACGTATGATCAACCAGGCTAACGCTTTTCCAACCATTAACTGGGCTACGGTAAACGAAGAACCTGTTGTTAGTAAGGGTAAGCCAAAGCAGTACGAAGAAAGCATGTACCTGATTCGTAACAAGATTCAGGTTGACCATGTGCTGCTTGATCAGCCAAACAACATCGTTGATCCTGTTCAGATGCAGATCAACTATTTTATGGAAGCTCTCGCTTATGATTTCAACCAGAAATTCATAGACAATGACCCAACGTCCACTGCCGCTGGCAACGACGTTGACTGCTTCCCTGGTCTTCGTTACCGCCTTACCAACCCAGAGCAGTTTGACATCCCCGGCGAAATGTCTATCAACGGTAACGGTGCCTCTGGCGCTGACTTGACGACGACAGCTGGTACAAACCGCTTTATGGAGCGTCTCCAGGCTCTTCTCGACAACATGAACGCACCTGATGGTGATGGTGTTGTAATCTACGTCTCAGAAGCTCTGAAGCGTGCTATCGAATTCGGTATCCGTACCATGGGTATCGGTGCTGGATTTGATGTCACTAAGGACTCCTTTGACCGACCTGTTGAGATGTACAAGGGTGCTAAGATTCGCTCCGTTGGACGTCGTTCCGACGGTGTAACTCATATCCTTGGATCTGAGACCGCGGCAGGTGTACCGGGTGCAGGTGGATTCCAGTCTTTGTTCGCAGTCCGCTACGGTGATGGCTACTGCACAGGTTGGCAGCCAGGTCCGTTTAAACCGACATACCTTGGTTTGTCGAAAGAAAACGGTGTCCTGCACAATATCGTCTTCGATTGGGGCGTTGGTTTGTGGGTACCACATACTCGCGCAATCGGTCGTGTATTCAACATCAAGATTGCTTAAGGAGTAAATTATGGCAAGAGATGGATTACTTGTATTTCCTGCATTTACTGGAGGAGCTACCGCAACAGGTGGTACGAAGCAAACGTCAAACACACTGACTATTGACCCATTTATTCAGGGACATCGTCGTGAGTTGGTTGTTCGTTTCACCGTGAATGCAACAGCTACAGTCGGCACTCCTACTGGTATTGCATGGATCTTTAGTGTAGAAGCATCTGATGATGGAACTAACTTCTTCACTGTTAGCTCTACGCCAGGCCAGGTGCTAGGAGCCGCAACAACTGGTACGTTTGCACAGCTTCCAGATGGACTAAAAATGACAGTTGCATCCGGTGTTGCTGATGGCGGCGTTACGGCATTCCTTCCTGTAGTCGTACCTCAGTCTTTTGTTGATGCAAGCAATAACGTCCAGGACAACTACAACCGTTTGCGTGTAACCGCTACACCAATCTTCAATGGTGGAACAACTCCAAACGTTACCTATACATCTACCGCGGCTATCGTCTCCGGTAAGGATGGGGCCTACTCGTAATGACTAGGGGAGAGATCAAACGGCGGTTCCGACTACTTGGTCGGCACTACTTTGGTTCGGATCCGGACCAAGATCCGTTTGGTCTCGACCTGCTCATTATTGAGACGACCAATCAGATCGCTCGAGCTACCGACTGCTATTTTGGCCGTCGGTATCTCGATCTGGTGGCAAATACTAAAGAGTATTGTGCGCCAGACCTATACAAAATTCGTAACATACAGGCCAAAAACAACCTTGGCGAATATCGACGCATGCGATTGTTTGATGCGTTTGATCAAAAGGTTGACCAATTTAGAAGCGACCCAACCGCTTCGTATCCTGAGTACGCAGTTATCTATGGAATGAATCGCATAGGTGTCTATCCGATTCCTACGGCTGCTGTAACTCAAGGATTACTAGTAGAGGGATATGCCGTGCCTGGCGATTACTGGGTTTACTCAACTGCCGGCGTCGCACAGAATCCTACAGACAATGATGAATGCCCGTTGCCTGATGTAGCGCACGACTGTGTCGTATACGGGATGTTGGCCAATAAAGCTGCCATGATTGGTAATGAAGGCGGCTTCACTATCTACAACGCACAATATAATGAGCGGCTTGGTCTTGTAGAGTCATACGCCGCCACGTACGCGCGAAGGACACCATAATGGCGCAAACCATTCAGACTATCCGTAAGGAGGTCTATAAGCTCCTAAATGAGGCCACGAACAGTACTGTTGGCGCTTTATCTACGGGACTTGGCACAGTAGCATCCGGTGATGATAGTGATTCGAATATTAACAAGTTCATCATGGAGGGTGTAGCAGAACTTTGCCGATCGTGCGTCGCTATCCCCGCTAGTGGAACAATTGCATATGGTGCCAATATTCGCACAAAACAACTATCTGATTTAAGTATTACTCTTCCTGCAAGTGGTCAATTATGGTTTCCGTCCGATGTATATCTTGCTGGTACGAGGTTGACTCATGCTAGTGAGTCCAGTATTCGCGCGCATGATCTAGGTTACGCCGCCAATATTACAGCGACAACAACTTCCGTTACGCATTGGTATCGACATGACAACTACGCAATCAGTTTGTATCCCTATTGCAGCGCATCATTAACTATAACTGTCTACGGATATGGAATGCCGGACACTGCGCTTAGTGGGATAGCTGGAACAGATAACTTAAAGTCATTCTCATTTCTACCAGACGACATCTTGCGACAAGCACTCGCTGCCTATGCCGCCAATCGGATAGTGATGAAGAATGTTGATGATCCAACCATAGCTGAACGTAGCTTTCTTAATGCTATGTACAATAATATTCGCATGACGTTGTATGCTCAGCTTGACTCTGGACTAAGAACGCCAGGTGGACCTTTTGCGATACCTCCGGTGATGCCGAAATGAATGTAGCTTGGGGTCGTATGATTCTAATCGGGCTTGGTGCATTTGTTGCATCAGCTGCACCAGAATTCGACGCCGCCTGGAAAGCACAACACATTGCTGATACAGCATCTTTTGGCACGGTGACTCGCGCTCTATTAATTTCTGGCATTGAAGGCCTTCGTGCTGGTATACCCGCAATGACAACTGCGTTGATTGCCTTCTTTATGCGACAAGATAGCAGCCTTCCAGTGTTTTCAATAAACGTACCGGAGGTGAGAAAAGTCAGTGAAACGACGAGGGACATCGATGGATAAAGAGCAACTTATTGCAGGTGCAGTTGGAGCTGTTGCTGGTACAGACTGGTGGGATAAAACCAAAGTCAGAAACTTTTGGCATGGTCTATCTGGTGTTATTGCTGGCACCTTCTCAGCAGTTTATTTAACTCCAATTATTGCTAAGCAAGTAGGCTGGAATACGCCAGATCAAGTTGTAGGAGTTGCATTTGCAGTTGGAATTTTAGGTCTTAGATCTGTTCAATTAGTAAATGCCATAGCTGAAAAGTTAATTAAAAAGATTGAAGTGTAATGACGTATCAAGATTCTGCACATATATATCGAGCTGATCAAATGCCGGATGGTAGGTTAATTATCTGGTGGAATGAATCTGAGTCATTGGTGTTTGAGAACGACCAAGCTTTTTTAGATTATTGCACCGACTTAACGCCACAAATAAAACTATTACTGAGAACGCTTTTGTTGCTGGACTATTCAGAACAAAGAGTTGATGGTAAAACCGCGTCTCTATCAATCAGCGACCCAGACAATATTTGGGTGGTCGCATCGTGATTATCAACACAGTCAGCAGATATGGCACTGGCTTTGTTCCAGCCTTCGGTTATTCTCAATGGACATTCACTGCTGCTAGTCAATACATAGTCAACGTGTTTACAGCAGAAGAAGATATGACTATTACACAACTAGGTATGTGCGTATCTAGTTCGTCTGGCACTCCACCCGTCCGGATTGCTATGTGGCAATATGTCAAAGGACAGTCATTGCCAGCAAACCCTCTGACCACTAAAACTTACACTGATCCGAATCCAGTCAGTATTACACCAGGCATCAGTACGCCGACATTTATATGGTGGAATCTTACTACACCACAAAATATTACTAGGGGTAATACAGTTGCCATAGGTCTTGAAACGTATGGGACGTGGAGTGGTGGACTTAGCTTGGTGTCAACGCAGGATCAAAATAAACGTGACTACACGCTGATGTCTGCACAGCCATTTGCAAGAACGTGGACTCAAGACATAGGACCCTTTAGATTCGGAGTTGCCTCATCAACAAAAACATATGGGTATCCTGTGCAAAGTCAAAGTATTGTCAATATTGGTTCATTTAGTACTAACACGTTGGCTGGAGTAGCGTTTACGGTTCCTACCTCAATGGGTGGTACTTGTACATTGCAAGGGATACTTGCACCTATAGGCGCAAACCCAAACTTTGTAACAGCTTCTTTGAGGTTATATAACGCAACCTCATACCCACCAACTTTAATAACTAGTAGAGTTATAGGAGATGGGGCTGCTCCCTCATTTGTAAATGCTACTTATACAACTAATGGTCATACGTATTTCCCATTTACCACGCCACAGCTTTTAACTACAGGCGTAAAATATGTTGTTGGAATACAGAATAGTGGGGATGCCTTTAACATCCCTAAACTTACATTCAATCGTGCGCAGGATGCAAACTGCCTATCCGACATTCCGACGTTTGGAGTAGAGGCAGATATTACTGCAAATACGTGGACGGAGTCCGGGACTTTCAGGTATGTGATGAACCTGGATATCGATGGTTTTAGTCCAGCGACTGGACCAACACCTCCAAGCACATTAACGGCAGCCCCTCGGTATACAATAAACGCAGGTATTAACTAATGCAGAAGTTCAAGCAAAATGAAACAACGGCAACGTATAGACGTATCTATATGTTCTTGGCTTCTCCTACTGATGGGTATACACCTGTAACTTCTCTCTCAGGAGCAACAGTCAATTTATTTCGTAATGGCGTTGCATTTGGCTCACAGCCTTTGACTCCAGCAACTTTAACCCACATTAGTGTTGGTCATTGGTATTACGAAATCCCTCAAACATACCTTAGTGACCTTGGAATACTTACGGTTACGGTCAGTGATACTAATATCCGTCCTGTAGTGTTGATGGCTGAAGTCTTAAACTATGACTGGATGCAACCTAGCGGTGCTACTGCTGCACAGGTTTGGAGTCACTCTGACAGGCAGTTGACTGCTTCTTTGGATCCTACAGCATCGCAAATTTGGGCAGCAACCACACGTACACTTACTGGTCCAGTTACAGTATCTGGAAACGTAACGGTAGGTGGTTTTACAGCAGGATCAATTACTAATGCCGCATTTGGAACAGGTGCTATTACTGCTACTACAATTGCTAATAATGCTATCACTATGAGATTAGGCAATGACGCCACGGCTAGTAACGCCAGGTTTATAACATTTGACACATTTGGTGGTTACCCGTTGTTGTCTTCTAATACGAATTTCAAAATACAAGTCACTGGGTCTAATCATGCGGCAGCCGATATTCACCAATTTCAGCCAGACGTGTTGACAGCAGCTGCTACGGACTCATCCTTTGTTACTGAAATCCAAACTGGCCTGTCAGCACCAACCGCAGTTCAGGTTGCAGATGCCGTATTAAATCGTAACTTAGACAGTACTGGTAATGGTACAGATACGCTAAACGAACGCACAGTTCGATCAGCATTACGTGCAATGCGTAATAAGGTATCTGTAGCGTCTGGCGTGATGACTGTCACCAAAGAAGACGATGCTACAACAGCATGGACTGCCTCGCTATCGAACACGGCTAACGTAACGGTGGATCCAACCTGATGACTACTGTACTTAAAAACGTAGAGTACATTCGCGTGACACAACCCGTGCCTAACTGGATTATAAAAGCAGACGTGTATGACACAGAAGGCAACAAAGTTGCTGACTTTGGGCCAGATGGCACTGATATCAATAGTTGGTGGAACAGTCAATCTGAAGACTTCCAGCTTGACATTCTTGGTATGTTCATTACGTACATCAAGGATGAAGTAACTCCGTAATGGCTACGTACTACGTAAGGACTCCGGCAAACGGAGGAAGCGATGCAGCTGCTGGGACTAGTACTACCACTGCCTGGGCTACGTTTACTAAAGCGTTTTCAGCATCTGGATTTACAAGTGGTGACACGGTGTACGTTGAACCTGGTGTATATCGCGAAACAGTAACAGCACTAAACACATCTCCGACTACACGCGCTTTTGTCATTGGCGATTACAACGGTGCTATATTTGGTACGGCTGGTGAAGTTAGATTGTCTGGTTTTCTCACCACTGATGACGCGTCAGGTACTGGTACAACCCTGTTGAACCTAAATGGGAGAGACAATATAACCATTCGTGGAATTAGAATGGAAAGTGTTTCCAGGTGTATTGATGTGCCTAACGGGTCAATCAATATAGACATTGAAGATTGCGTTCTTATAAATCAAAATCAAGGCACAATAGCAATGTCATCTGGCGCAAGTGTTGCGTTGGGATGCAATATTAGACGATGCATAATAAGTGGTTTGTCGGATGCAATATTGATTGTGCCAAACTTAGGTGGCGGTTCTGATTGGAACTTAAACCTTAATATTGAAAACTGTGTAATAACGTCTACATTAAATCGTGGAATATTTTTTTCGTCTGCAAATAGTGGTCGTGTCGCGTCTGCTGTTACAGTGAAAAACTGTACTATACGCTCGGCAACAGGTATTCAAGTGGCAGCTAACGCTTACGGAACTGGCCCAGCAGGAGTTGTAGTAACAAACACTTTGTTCTATCAATGTCAGACTGGTATAGCGGCTGGAACATCTGGGCAGGTATCTGAAAACTTTAATAGGTTTACAATGTGTTCTACACCTACTTCTAACATAGCAACCAATGGAGCTAACACGAATCTAGTTGGCAACCTAAGTATAGATATGGGTAGATCATTTCTTTTTGATATTGATCCTCGTACGCCTTGGTATATGCCATACGTTACTAACATCATAAACGGTGATGGTACTGCTACAGGTATGCCAACCGATGACGTGCATGGGACTACTCGTCCATCCCCACCAGCCATTGGTGCATCTGAACAGACTACACTATACACATCTGGTGGACTAGCAGCTAATCCGTTAGCGGGGTACGTGCGATGAGTAAATATATTGGTGACTTCAGTAAGAATGACACAATTACTTTTATGTTTACGACATATAGACCATCAACTGGTGCGCCGTTTCTTTTAGCAGGAACGCCCGTTGTGTCTGTATATAAGGACAATAACCTTACACAAGACACTGCGGGTGTTACATTGACTACGAACTACGATGGCGTTACAGGACTTAACTTTGTTTCTATAGCCACCACTGGTGCATTTTACGTTGACGGTTCATCGTACGAATGCGTTATTACAACTGGAACAGTTGATTCTGTTAGCGTTGTAGGGTCATGTGTTGGACGTTTTACAATGCGTGATCAAGCCTATTTATATCCAACCACAGCTGGTCGTACACTAGACGCGAGTGCAACTGGACAAGTCATTGTTGCGACTAACAACGACAAGACTGGCTACTCACTGTCTGGTACACAGACGTTTAACGTCACAGGCAATATTACTGGTAATGTTACTGGTTCCGTAGGATCGATAGCAACTGGTGGAATTACTGCGGCTTCAATTGCTACTGATGCGTTTACAGCCGCAGAATTTGCAACATCAGCAATAGACAAAATTGCAGATGGATTACTAACTCGCAGTTTGGCTTCAGCCGGTGCAGTTAACAATATTGCAATCACGTCTATTGTGGCTAACGTATTTCAAGCATCTAACACATTAGTGGTCGATGACAGAGTTACATTCGTAGGCACTGCTCCAAATAACTTTGTAATAGGAACTGTTTATTGGGTTGTATCGACTAACCTTTCATCTACCACATTCCAACTTGCTCTTACGCAAGGTGGATTAGCAAATGGTACTTCGTCAACTGGTGCATTTACTGCCACTAAAGTAACTGGACGTGACGTGCTTTCAGCCATGAGAGCTATTCGTAACAAATCAGTCATTGCGTCGGGGACATTGACTGTTTATCAGGAAGATGACACAGCGGCTGCTTGGACTGCTACTGTCGGTTCTGATCCATCGGCTAACCCTATAATAAGTATAGATCCTACATAGGAGGAATTATGTCAGCATTCTCAAACTACTTGGAAGACCAGATTATTGGATGGGCGTTTTCAGGCGCCACGTTTGCTACACTGCCTACTACAGGAACTGTATGGGTATCACTGCATACCGCAGACCCAGCAGATACAGGTGCAAATGAAGTCACTGGTGGTAACTACGCTCGTATTCCTGTTACGTCAGCAGGTTGGACTAAAACTACTGGTGGCACAGCAAGTGCAACCAATACTAACGAAATTGTTTTTCCTGCGTCAGGTACTGTCACATGGAGTGCTTCGTCTCCCGGAGTTACACACGTTGGTATATGGAATGCTGTAAGTGCTGGTAACTTTTTATTCGGTGGAGCATTAACGACTCCGAGAGTTGTTGCATCTGGTGACGTATTTAAATTTTTAGCAAGCAACCTAACTATTAGTGTGACCTAATGGCTGACGGTTATATTTCCTGGTGGGGTAAATGGGCCTTTGGTAAAGGTAGTACCGCCGGGGTCATATCAGCCAGTGCGTCACTTGTTGCACTGGCTGCTGTTACGTCAGCAGGTCTAGTAGAAAAACGAGCAACATCTAATCCTTCTGGTGTTGCAACAGTAGTATCAGCCGGTCAAGTAGATAAGTTAGGCGCATCATCACTTACTGGTGTTGCCACCATTACATCGTCCGCTATCGTTGAAAAACGAGGCAGCAGTTCACTAAGTGGTATTGCTTCCATCACTAGTGCAGGTGTTGTTGAAAAACTAGCAACATCGTCACTATCTGGTATTGCAACCGTTACAGCCAATGGATCCATTGTTGGAGTTGTCAATGCGACAGCAAGTATCAATGGTGTTGCAACAGTTGCCAGCGCGGGTATTGTTGAGAAACTAGGAAGCAGTTCTCTTACAGGCATTGGATCAATAACATCGACAGGTGTTGTTGAAAAACTAGGGAGTAGTTCACTTACCGGTATCGCAACCGTTGCTAGTGCGGGTGTTGTTGAGAAACTCGGAACCGGTTCACTAAGTGGTGTTGCTTCAATAACATCCGCTGGTCTAGTTGAAAAACGAGCCACGTCATCAATATCAGGCGTTGCAACAGTCAATGCAGATGCAATAATCTCCGGCATTGTAACGGCTACAGCCAATGTATCTGGTGTTGCATCGATAACATCCGTAGGCGTTGTTGAAAAACGAGCCACGGCTAGTATTAGTGGTATAGCAACAGTTACAGCAAATGCCGTCATTGGTGGTGTTGTAAACGGTGCAGCGAATGTTACTGGCGTTGCTTCCATATCGGCGGATGGTGTCACTGAAAAACGTGGTTCATCAAGCCTTGTAGGCACAGCATCCGTTACTGGTACGTTTACAAAAGAAGTACAAGTAAGCTCATCAATTACAGGTGTTGGATCTATAGTTGTCGTGGGTACTTGTGAGAAACAAGTCACCTCAAGCATAACCGGCGTAGCGTCTATTACTAGTACTGGGCAATGTGTTTTGTCTAGTGCGTCAAGCATTACTGGTATTGCCACTATCAATGCCAATGCAACGTCCGGAGGCATAGAACTTTGCACTTGTCCTCCTTGGCAGATCATTGATGAGACTATATGTGGTTGGATACAAAATGGATATGGCGTAAGCCAACAAGCGTACCCATTCCCGTTTACTATTCCTGTATATCGAATATATGACCTGGCTATACCGTTTGATGCTAATACCTGTAATTGGACAGTCAACACATGTGTTGTACCGACATACAATGTTGAACAGACTATCGTCAATGCTTTCTCTAAACTTGGCACACTATCATCTGCATTCAAGCAACCACAGACATTAGCATACTTGTTTACAAGTAATGGAACACTCGTCGATAACTGGCTACCGGACGGTAATTTAACTAGAGGTCTTTATGTATTACCTTATACGCTGCCAGTGTTTAGATTACACATACTTGGTAATAATCAACCAGTAAACGTATATACGGTAGCAAATAACGTTTCATGTAACTACACCAACAATCAGCTGCCATTGCCCGTGTACAAACAGGAACCACCTAGTGCAATACAATGGAACCGAGGACCTTGTGACTAATGGCAGATACAACACGTAACGCACAAGCTGTGCGTCAAACATATACGTTTGGCGATCGTCAGTTTATTGGCATCGATACTAACACGACGCCAAATAGGTTGCAGGATGGTTATGTACAGGTAGCAGACAACCTATGGAACGATGGTGGTGCTTTGACGACCAGGCCTGGTATGCACGCGCAATTGACTAGCCCAAGTGATCCTATTCACAACATGCTGCAATACAGACAGTCGTCCAATGTAGCATCAAAAATACTGGTTATTAGCGGTGACCCTACTGTTCCAACTACATCGATCAGTGAGTGGTCTGATGGGGCTACAGCTTTGACACCATTGACTGTAGTTAACGGATACCCACAAGACTCACGAATGGTCCAGCACGGTAAGTACATATACGGAATTCCTGGTGCTAGTGGTGGGACTATATGGAAGTACAACGGCACCAATGTTACACAAGTGTTCATGCCTAAGGCACCTATGATCAATGGTAAAGATCATATACAGCCTGTTGCCAACGTAAAGACATATGAGGCTAAAGGAATAACAGGCGCATCTGACATCGATAACGATTCAGCTGCGACAACCTTTGGCATGGCTTTCAGTTCGTTAGCTGCTTCATACGAGATGATTACGGCTACCGCTACGTCGGAAGGTTACACGTTTGAATCCGACACCGATAATGCTGTGCCTAATGCTACAGTTTGGCAGAATAGTGGAGCCGGCCTGGCTACCGTAAAACAGTACACACTTATTGATGCGGCATTGAGTGGGGCAGAAAAGATATCTAACTACGCCTCCCAGACTGGTAATAAGGCATTACTGCTTGACGCTGGCGGCGACTGGATTCAAAAGACAATGACAGCGCCGACGTATACGTACGACGGCACTACGTATAAGATTGGAATGTACAGCTTGCGTTGCTTGATGTACAACAACGACTCACTGGATAGTCGTCGTAACCATGGCGTATTTGTAACAGTCACAGGATTAGATTCTGGTGGTAACCCTATTGTCGGATGTGTGTTTACACAAATTGTCCAGCCTACTGTTGCACAGAGCGTCACCGACTGGAAAGAGATCAGTCTATTCATAGACTTCCGTGCATTCCGTGGGACGTTGACTCAAATACGTATTAAGCTTCAGACCGCTAATGCAGCACAATCTACGACTGGAGATAGTCGTGGAATCCTAGTAGACAATATTGCATTGCATCCAATTCTCAGTAATTTAGCGCCTAACTCAGAAGTAACTAACGCATCTGGGTTAGTACAAATTCGCACCCGCCAGCAGACTACATCGCTGGCTCCTCTACGAGCAGGTTACGTCAAAGGTGTTGCTGTTCGTATAAGTAACCTGGCTGTTACGGATCTAAGTAATCGCGACACCGTCAGCCTGCAAGTGGAGTTTCCAGAAGCATATAGAGCAAACCCGCCTTACATGTCACTAGGCATCAAGAATACCGGATCTAGTACGATCAACTGGACAGGGTACGGCATTTACGATCCTAAGTATGGATACATGTCTTGGAATATCTTTGGTATATCCCAGGCCAACCGAAACAACGTTGCATCTGTTTACGTCAGACTTGAGCAAGACTTTGATACAACGCATGACACAGTCTTGATGTCCATAGGACAACTTACAACTGATGGTGGATTGACGCCTGACGTGACGTACGAATACGTATTCACTCGATGGAAGACTGAGGGTGGCGTAGAACGCCCACCGTACTACATTGAAAACGAAGTTTACGCTCAGGGTGTTGAATCACTTCCAAGTCTGCCAAGTAAGAGTGTCACGACTACCGCAGCTATGAGTATGGCTGAGTTAATACTGAATCCAGCAGACAGTAACAACAATAACCTTGATCTGAGATATGACACCACTGAAATTGTTGCAGCTACCCCTGTTGGTCAGGACTTTACAAACACTGTTCCAGCACTTGACCAGAAACGTGTAGTCTCCTCTGCAACTGGTTCTGTGGTCTACGTTGACACTACTGGGACTACGCGTACCGTTGCTGTGACTGCCTATGTACCAACAACACTTACATTCCCGATAAAGTCTGTAACCAGTGCGCCGTTTCCTATATGGGTCCAGCATACTTGCGCCTATTCTGGTCTTGAGTACAGCTGGATATGTATCTATCGTAGAGGCCAGGGTGTATTTCCGGATGGACGCCTGCGGCTTATTGCAGTAATACCATCTGATGCAGTCTCGGCTACTATTGGTAAAAACTGGCGTGCCGAATACACGTCGGTTACTGCAGGGTCTGCCTTTAAACGTATCAAGTTTATAGATCGAGTCCCGGATGCTGACATCCTTTATGAGGCTGGCCCTTATGAACCCGGGTACCCATTTGAGAGTGGTCGTGACATCGTCCCAATTGGTTGTACTGCAATAACAGAACATTCACGTCGATTGTTCCTAGCCAAGGATAACACCGTGTATGCGACGTGGATGCTTAACGGTATCAATGAGGCGCCTGTATACACGACGTTAGTCCCTGATCAATCCGATCCTAATATCTTTACGAAGGGTACGTCGTTCACTGTCAGTAGTAAGTATGACAACGAAAAGATTACAGCCCTGCTCAGTTATGCAGGTGACGGGATGTTCGTCAACAATACTACAAGCGCAGTCCTTCTAGTACTAAGGGAAAATTCTGTACTACCTGTACTTGGCTTTGATCCAACAAACTTTACTATTCAGTCAATGCTTCGAGAACCATCTGTTGGATGCGTATCACCGCGCGGCACGATAAGTCTATTCGGACGTCTTATGTGGATGTCACCGCAAGGTGTTCTAGAGTTCAATAATGGTGTTCCTGAGAACAAGAGTATTCAATTGCGAAAGCTTCTCAGTATGAACAGTAGTATGAATAGTGCCGACCTCGCCGCGGCGCCTTTCAAGAACATTGCGTTCTTTGCACACGATATGCGATTATTTGTGTTTGCACCGACCACATATGACACACTGAACTCTGCGGCATACGTTTACGATCTTAGAACAGGCGGTTGGACTCGATGGTTAGCTCCGGAGCTTACGTCTACGACCACAGGTTTTACCGCTGCGGCTGCTTTGACCGGCGGTGAAGATACCTCGACAATGTATATAGGCACAGAGTTTGGCCAGATATACAAACTAGTTGGCACTGCTGATCGCATTCTGTATCCGACATCCAATCCTACACCTATTAACTGGACATTGACTACAAGGCAGTACGGGCAGACATACAGCGAGGGTATTGCTTACTATAACCTCAACAGGGTAAGTCAGGTTAATGTCCATTATGAGTCAAAGGCTAAGTCGTTTAAGTACACGCAACCTTCTACTGGCAACGACTTCTTCGCCACGCAAGATCTCCAGGCCGGCGACCTCATACGTTTCACGCGAACGTCAGGCGTCGTAACCACTGGCACTAACTACTACGTGCTTGCCACGGGTTTGACTAAGAATAAGTTTAGGATATCGACAACTGTGGGTGGAGCTGAGGTTGCAAATCCTGGCTTTTCAAATGATGGTGCTTTTGTACATCTGGTTGACCACACAGTGAACTACAACATTCAATCAGTGTCATCTGATGGCATCTTTAGTCCAGCCGCTACACCTAGTTCTTTCACATTTACTGGGGGGCAAAACAAGACAATCGCTTTGCGTGATGTGTATCGCGATGTATTTTCACAATGTGTGCAAATTAGTCTTTCCGGATCCGGCCGCACGCCCGGAGTAATATATGCCACCCATGTGCATTCTTCAGATGCGAGGATTCCAAGAGTATGAGTTCAGTACTAGTAGGTGGTTCATCTGGAGATACGGCAAGCACAACATTGACCGTAGGTGTTGCCCCTGAGAACTACAGCTTTACGTTATCTAGGCAACTGAATGTAACAGCAAGCAAGACTTTGGTTGATTACAACAGCTTAGTTGCGGTTGACGCTACAAGTGGCGCCGTAGTGCTTACGTTACCTTCCGGTAGGGCTGCTGGCGGTAAACTGCTAGTTGTGGTGAAGACAGATACTTCGGCTAACGCCGTGACTTTTACTCCTATTTCTGGAGAAAGTGTCTTTGCGCCAGCAGGTTTCAGTAGTCTCGCAACGAGGTACGCAACAGTAATGTTTATCGGAGTAACTATAGGGACAACCAGTGGTTGGTTGAAGGTGGCGTAATGAGTACAAATGGACCAGATAGCACAGTTGAGCAACAGTTTCCAGACTTAGCCCGACGTATACGTGCAGGACAGGCGGCAATGGGGCAACCTAACGGTCTACTTGGCATGCTCGGTAGTACTGCTAGGCAGATTGGTCCACAGTATCTTTTAAATCAAGCGTTTGGAAATAACTTTGGCGGGACAGGTCAGCTTGGACAATACGCTCTACGCCAAGCATTAGGCGGAGCTGGAATGAAGGCTCTTGGGATGGCTATTCCTGGAGTTAATGCAGTACAGCTTGGCATGGCCGCTTTGCCATTCCTATCCAAAGGAATATCATCTCTAGGTAGGACATTGTTTGGTGGCGGCAATCGTGGACCTAGCCCAGAACAGATAGCGATGGGTGAGGCAAAAGCCAATATAGCAAATATGCGTGGCGCATACGGTGCCGACATCGGCACTGGTCAGTCAATGCTTGACCGTTATAACCCGATGATGGAAGAAACCATCGGGCGTCTACAAGACCTTTCGAATCGTGGCCTTAGTTCTAGTTACGGTACGACGCAGATGGCAGGTGCTGCCGCAGGCACCGAAGCCGCACGCCGCGCTGCCGAATCACGTATGCGTGCGACAGGCGGAATGATTGGTGGCGGACAGGCATTGTCTGGCTATGGTGGTATCAACCAAGCTGCCGTCAGTGGTATGGCGCAAGGTGCTTACGACCTCGCCGGGCGTAACCTTGCGATGCAACCTCAACTCATTGGTCAACTACAAGGTGCGATTGGTAATCAGATCAATCGCGGCGACCGCTATGTAAACACTGGTCGGCAAGGCATGTTCAATGTGGACCAAAACTTGTACAACATGAACTCTGCTGAGCAACGACAGAATCAGGCTATTAGCCAGGCTAACCGTGATCGTGAGGCCATGGCAATGGGTGGCATTGCAAACCTAGCCGGTACGGCAATGGGTATGGAACAAAGCCGCCGTGACATGAACCGTTTCATGGATATGTACGGTGATAAATCGGCCGATGACATTGAACCTATGGGTGACGGGTTTAACCCACCAGTTCCTATAGACCAGATTCTTCCACCGTTTAATATTCCGGCAAGAGGTTACGGTGTAACCGGTGCTGATCCTGGAATGGCTCCTATTCGTACCCATCCAATAGATCTTAATGGCATTGGTTTCGGTCAGGAACCTGGAGTATCTATGCCTCAATTTAGTCGTCGTAGGCCATCACTAGGACAAATGCCATTGGCTGGTGGTTTCCTTCCACCTATTGATGCTAATCGTGGTATTGGTTCTATTGAGCAGATAAGGTTGTAATGACATGGCAGTATCATCAGGACTAGCAAGTGTTTTTAAAGGCATTGGTAGCGGTTACCTAAACGCTATAAATCAAGGTCGTCGCGAGCGCATCTCTACGATGACCAATATGCAACGCATTAAGTCTGATCGCTCCCGCAACGCCATTGAAGCCGCAAAACTTCAGGCTATGCTTAATGAGAATAGGCTTAAGCGTGAAGATGCTGCTGCCGATCGTGATTACAGATACGCAAGCCTTAATCAGAACGCACTGAGTAGCGCGCTTGGTGAAATCAACAAATACCGCAAAGAGTGGGAAGGTCTTGACGAAGACAGTATCAAGACTAACGTTGCGGCTTTGCGTAATTCATTACAGCAAGCTCTAGGGTATGACCCTGAATCAAGACCATATGGTCTAAAGGCGGAGCAGATTGCCGGAATGGTTCCTATGCCTGGTGAGCAGATTGCTGGTCAATACACAATTGGGAACGTACCCGGTGCAGTAGTCGATCAAGGGCAAGGTCGTGGTGCTATCGAGGGTCTCATGCCTCTCGACAAGGCAGCAAAGGAATTCCCTGGCGTCATGGGTATGACATCGGGTGCTGAGTTCAACCCGCAGACCGGACGTTTCGAGACATTTGAGCGTAAAACACTAAACCCAGCACAGCAGGGAATGGTTGGTTTGTATGGCCCACCTAACGTGGATGCTTTGCCACAAGACCAACGTGACCTTGGTGTGGCTGCGTACAACATGCGTGGCGTTCCTGATTCGCGCTTCCGTAAGCCAACTACACAAGTTCCAAAGGATGTTGTTGCGTTCGGTGAGCGAGAAGCACAACAGGGGCAGATTCCTCTGACAGCTACGTACGGCATGCGTGAACAGACGCGTGCAAAGATTGACCAGCAGCGAGCCGCTACTGACCTTTCAAGGCAGCGTGCTGTTGATTTGAAATCGACGCTTACACCAAGACTCGCATTGTTGGAACAGAAGATAGTTGGCCTTAAGTTATCTAACGCGTTCAAACCAGTTGAGATGCAATTGAAGCAAGCAGCTATTGCTGTCCGTAATCTGTCTGCACAAATTGCTGCCAATGCTGAAGCTGGTCGCATGCGTCGTTTTAACGTTGGTCAGGATTTAAAAGAACGTGAGTTCAGCGAGCGTCAGGATATGAACCAGGCATCTATTGTGCAACAAGCACAACAGACTCTTGGTAACTTGCGTTTGACACAAAGTAATAATGCTGGTGCGTATGCGGCTGCAATGAAAGCCGGCAATAAAGAAGAAGCCGCAAGAATACTTAAAGTATCCGAGGACGTTGGCGAGCTTTACAATCAGGTCGATCGATGGGTTAAAGAAACTACTGGAAACCCACAGGTCGCAATGGTCAATGTGGCAAATGCTATAGCATCTGCGGAGAAAGCCAAAGAGCGTCTATCCTGGGATCCGGGTAATCCACAAGCAATAGCTGCGTTAGCCGCCGCAAACAAGATAATTAATACGCCTTACACAAGTATGAACTTTGGTTCATCTGCGCCGCTACCAGTTGCTCAGTTCCTTGGTACTCAGCCAGGATTGAGTCCAGATGCTTTACCTTACATCCAAGACATCATACGTAGTGGTAACTTTGGACAGGGGCGACAACCAGATTCGGCGGGTGCCTTCGGTGGTGGCGGTGGATTCATGCCCGGGTTCACCGGACGTGTTGGACCTGATGTCAAACCAGTGAAGATCACTGGCGGCGGTGGTCAGCCTAAACCGACAAAACCTACAGGTGGACCGAGACCTAAACCTACTAAACCAGTGAAGCCTGTAGGTACACCAAAGTTTAAAGACCTGTAATGCAAGCCATACCTGCAAAGTACTCTACAGTACAATGCAGGTATGAATGAACGTCAACTTAGACAATATCAATCAATTGCTCCGACTATTAAGGCTCTGCGGGATTCCCCGGACTTAACTACTAAAGCAGGTGCGCGAGAGTATATTGCTAACGGTAGTCAATACGATGACGTTTTATTTTCCAAATCATTTACCCGCAATGTAGACAGGCTGTTCAAGGAAGGCTTAGTTTCACGCGAGGACAAAGTTACATTAGCTAAGTTCAAAGCAAGTCGTGCTATTGAACTTGTCAATGACCAAGATAAGCGACAGTACTTTACGCCTGATAACGAGTATCGTCCAGACCTATCACCAGAAGCTATCTATGGACTAAGGCAGTCTGCCAAAGAAGACTTTGGACAACAGATACAGAAGACTCGCGAGGACGAAGAAGCTTATCTTGATAAGTTAAAGTATACGCGCGACGACGTGCAGCGATGGAATGAACAGCCATATACATTCCGGGATTTACAGACGGGCTTCCAGCAACTTCCAGACGCAGGCGTTGGCGTGATCTCTGGTATTTACAAACCCATTCAGGCTTTTGTTGAAGGAAGACAAAGTGGTGACCCAAGTCTGGCCTACCAACAAAGTAACAACCCTCTCATCGCGGCTGGCGAAGCGTTTGGTACACCTTACCAAGAACGCATAGCATCTATGCCAGGAACCATCTTTGGAGGCACACTGGGCTTCCGTGGAGCCGGTGGATTAGCAGCTGCGTTAGCACCTAAGAAATACAAGGGTGCCGCGTACCTTATGGCTGGTTTACTTGGAGCTGCTGGCGGCGGCACGATTGGTACAGACATTAACTCTGCTATCAATGACAAAGCTTTTGGTCTAATGTTAGGGTCAGCTGCTCTTAAAGCAAAGGAAGACTATCGAGGTCAATTAGCAGCAGATTACCCACTGATGTCACAAGCTGGTTCACTTGCCGGAGACCTTACATTCTTTGCGCCTAGCCTAAAAATCCCTGGCGTCGGTATCCGTGAGGCCGCACGTCAGATATCCCGTCGTGGTGTGACCAAAGCACTAAAGAATACACAGGTACAAGCAACTGTCAGCGACATTGGTGACCGCTCCATCGAAGCCGCGCAAGGTATGTTCGAATCGTACCAGCAGAGTGAAGCGGCAAAAGCTAAGGGTGGCTTTGGTTTGTCTCCGCAGGAGATTCTATTCAATGGCGCGATTGGTGCATTGCTTGGTGGCGAAACTCCACTTGGCAAGGCGTCGTTTGAATTTGCGAATAAGATTACAGATCCTGCCTATGCATTGAATAAGCTTACAGAGCTTCGACAGTCCCGTGAATTAGGTAGACCAGCTCGTCCAATAGAGTCAGAAATCACGCCTTACGGTGATGAGGGACTACAGCGCCTGAACCTTGGTGGTCGATATAGCCCTGGTGTGGACGCCGCAGGTAGACCGATACTTGCTGGTGCTGAGTATGCTGTCTTCGATCGTAAGAATCGCAAAGCGACTATCTTTGAAGATATGGCGTTACCTTTGGAAGGCCGTCGCTCACAATACGCAGCAGAACAATTGCAGACGATTACTGCACTGTTCCAACGACAGCCAGTCATTGCCTACAGTGATAGGCGATCTGGTGTAACGCGAAACGTAATTGGTATCTCGAGAGACGCCGGCGTAGTTGTGCGTGATGTAACACCTGATGGCCGCAGTAAGATCATGGTTGTCCCGGTTAGCGCAATCTCTAACAAGAAGATTGCCGAAAAGCTGGTCGATACGATGGCTGCTCAAGGTGTTGCGCCAAACGAAAGACCATCGCAGTTCAATCCGGATAACTTTGATAACGCCGACCGATACGTTTACAAGCAGAATATCTACCTTGAAGAAGGTATGGAACCAATTCCTGGTCGCGTAATCAAAGCAGTTGGTGACCCACGTCAGGGTATGTATATCGTTGGTTTGCCAGACGGCACACACATCCGTGTAAACGAAGGTCAAATCAACATTGAGGATACATCTGGTGCAAAACCAGAAGTCCTTGGAAACATACGTGACGAATACTTCCCAACATATCTTGGTGAACTAGCACCACAAGAGCGTGTCGGTCGCATGCAATGGAAGTTCTATGACCCAGATACGAACACCGCTGACGTAGTAGAACTAACACCAGAACAGAATAGAGCCGTATCACGCGCTCGGTCCGCTAAGAGTTACCTGTTCGATAATGCACGGGCTATTACCGATAAGAAGGCTAGAGACCTGGCGATCGAAGCCGCTCGTTCCGAGATTGCTGCCGACGTCGAAGAGGCTATGGGATTTGAGCCAGCAGATGGCAGGTTCAAGCGTGCCGATGTTGTAGACGTCATGACCGCTGAGTTTGGCCAGCAAACCGCTATCATTACAGAACTAACACCCCGTGGTTACAAAGTCCGCCTAGTTGATCAACCACGTAAAGCTGCCTTTGTTGTTCAAAACAATATGGTTGTCGCAGACCAGTTGGGTAATCCCATTACTCCAGCTGAAGCTGAAACTATGATTGGTGAAGACGTGGACGGTGACGGCCGCGTCGGATCAGTATCTGCGCGTACATCTGCTGAAGTTGGCGAAGGTACAGCAGAAACACCAGAAATGACGCCAGTAGAATCGCGTGCTACTGAAGATGTTGATGTCATTGAACTAACATCTGCAACCAAGGGCCGTGTCAATAGTGCTTTGCGTAATCTGTTGGAAACAGAAGACTTCACTGATATGTTCCCGGAACTCGGCACTGCTGAACCAGAAGCCGAAGTTGAAACACCGATTATTGAGGATACTACTGGCGTAGAAGGTGAAACTGCGGATGAAGACGCTGTTGAAGGTGATCCAGAAATCCTTGGTAGAGATGAACTACCGATGCGTGAGTCAGTTGATACTGACGTCGCAGATACTGAGGCTACGACAGAATTTAGTTCAGCCCGAACATTCAACGTCCGAACCAGATACAAGCACGTATACGGAACAATAGATCGTAACGAAAACGGTACTGTCTCTCTGCAACTGCGCCTGCAAGAATTCAACCCTAAAGGTGAGGTTACTGGAGACTATCGTACGACGTATGCGCTTCGAGGTAATCCGGACGGAAGTTTCAATCTCTATAACTCTATGTCTAGTCCTGACGCAACTGGTACACCAGATGCTGTATACACACCTGCGTCAACACTAGATCGTCGCGAAGCAGTCAATAAAGCAATTCAGTACTCTGTTGCATATGCTACGGGCCAGGCTGTTCGTGACCGAACATTTGTAGTAACAGCTCATCTTGCAGATGCCACCGCAGAGGATGCAGAGAAGGCACGCCGAGCAGCTGAACTTGCCGATAAGGCAGAGGCTCGTAAACGCGAGCGTGAAGAGGCTGAAGCAAAGCGCGAGGCTGAACGTGAGCGTGATCGCCAATTCCGACGTGAGATGCTCGATAAACAATTGGAAGCACGTCGCATCCAAGAAGAAGCCAACCGCGAACTTCGACGACAGCAGATTGAGGTTGACCGATTAAAGGCAGCAAAGACAGCAGAACTGGAAGCAGCTAGACTTGCCATCGAAGAACTAACGAAAAAGTTAGCTGAGGAGCAAGGTCGTGCATCTGAACAACAGGCGCTTCTACGTGAAGAGCTGGCTAAGATTCGTACAGAACTTGGGCAGGCAGCTGCTGCTGCGGCAGCGGCAAGCAGTGAGGAAGCCCGTAGAGTCGCTGACGATCTCCGCAGGGAACTGTTAGACCAGAAGGCACAATACGAGGCGGCTATCGCAAGTCTACAACGCATAATAGAGAATGGGCGTCCACAGACAAGCACTGATCTTACATCGATGCAGGACCTTATCGAGGCTCTGACAAAGGCTATCACTGACGCGAACGAACGATCATCCAACTTGCAGTTGGCGACACAAATTAGTGATGCTGCTTTAGCCGAACTTACAGACAAGTTGAACAAGGCTATGGACGAGGCTAAGCAACGAGAAGAAGCTTACCTGGCTGAAATCCAAGCGGCACGGGCCGAACTTGAAAGACTTAAACGTGAACTTGAGGCTGCGCGTGCTGATGCAGAGGACGCCGGTAGATCCCGTGGAAGGTCGCGCCGCCGTATTCGAGAGCGGCCGAATATAGACGAAGCTCCATCTGACGTGGTTAATAATCGTGTCATTGAGAAGGTACTACTTGACATCGGTGGAGATGTAGTCGAAGCTGACGCAACCCAAGTAGCGAACCGCAGACAGTTACAGACTGTATTGGTTGAACAATTCAATTTCAGTAACGATGGTGCCTATTTCTTTACAGGTATAGTCGATAACTTTGCGAGAGCCTGGGCGATGCGTCAAGTCGAAGGAAGCGGACGTGTAGCGTTAGATACACATGCTGCGTTAATGACATCTGGTCGGCCAGGGGAAGCAGTTGTCGAAGTCAGAGATGATGAAGGCAACCTTCTTGACGAAAAAGTTTATCGGGAAATGTTTAACACGGATCCTGATGTACTCAAAAGTGTTGCTGCTTATATGCGCGTGTTCTACAAAGAACGACTCGCATCGTTTGCTTTTATCAATGATGTCACCAAACTTGATGGTGAAGCAACCGGATTCATATTCAAGCGTGCAAAACAAACTGGTATGTCATCGAATGTCATCGTTGGTTTGGCTGCCCGTGATCAGTTGACTGGTATCCATGAAGTCGTACATGCGCTTATCCGTGGTATGGATTCTGCGTCACGTCGCAAGTTAGTGAACCAGCTAAGCCGTGCAGGTATCAATGAAGTTACTGATATAGATAACTTACCTACACATATTGAAGAACAATTAGTGGCAATGATGGTTGCTGATATCCAAAACGGTATGGCGCCACGACGAGTCGAAGAGGTACTGCAAAGTGATGGGACTAGAGTACGAAAGCAGGTACAACCAGCGCAGGCGCTCAACACGGTTTATCAGGGTACTCGTCGTTACCTGAATAGCGTCATACAAACAATTGCGAGTAAGAGACCAATTCGGCGCGGTCCTGATGGTACTTACACAGTGCGATGGCGTGCGCCATACACTGGTGCAAAGATTTACGCTGGAACTGGCCTATACATCAATCATAACGGAAGTAAGCGATGGGTTACTGCTAAGAAGGCTACGACAGTAGATCAGGCAGAGTTTGATCGCTACCCTGAAAGCCGTACACGCGTTGGTTTTGTAAGCGTTACAGATGGTCGTTCCGTCTTTGAGATTCCGATAAGTAGTGTTATCGAATACGGTGGATTAACCAATGGTATGAACGCTAACTTGATGGATACATTGAGTTCGTTCATCGGTTCTTACTACGACGAAAACATGAAGTGGCTTGAGGCTGTCGAGCCACAGATGTTTGAGGGCTTCACCGAGCCTGGCGATGGTACCGCTGATGAATCGGGTACAGGTGGGCCTGACGATGGTGGAGACGGTGACGGATCCGGAGATGACTTCGGAGACGGTACAGGTGACGACACCGGTGACGAAGACGGCACTGGAGACGATGAAGATGGAACTGGTGACGATGACACCGGTGACGTATGGATGCCTCGCGGTCGAATAGCATACAACACGTACGAGTCGGATAAACCATTAACTAAGCGTGATTACGATTTCCCGATATTCCTAATCAAAGACATCAATATGTCCGATGCTACGATTGAGGCGTATTCTGACCTTGCTAAGTCATTGGGTATCCCACGCGAAAACGTGTTTGTTTTCTCAAACCCTCCAAGACTTAAAGACTTTGGTCTTATCGATCCTAGTCAACAGATATTCTCTATTTCAGGATCAAACACTGCTCCTATTGGTATTGGTGTTGACTTCCGGCGACAGATCATTGAAAAGCATCCGAGCTTTGGTCCTGGTATCAACGTCCATACGTTAGGACGCATTATTCGTAGCCAGGAAACAAAAGATGCATACACCAACTTTGCAACGCAATATGCAGATGTAAATGGTGAGATGTTTGACAGTGTCCTCAAAATGCGCATTGCACAACCATCTGCATCAACCCGTGTTTACGACCCACTGCTAAGTACGGCTAATGTCGAAAACTTGGCGTACATCATGCGAACAAGTATTGATGGACTCGTTCGCGACGTTACACCAGAGATGCTTGAAGGCGTACAACCGATAACAGTTATTCGCCGTATGTATCGCAATGAGGGGTTCTCTGGTCTAGTACAGCTTGCGTCATTCTTACACAATAGCCAATATTTGCGTAACGGAATAAATCATCCTGTTGTTCACAAGTTCCTGTCTAATATGTCATCGGTGGTTAAAACGGATGGAACAGTTAGAGAAACTCTCCTTAATATGATTAAAGATCCAGAGGTGTTTAACTCTGTTCCCGAATATGCTAATGACAATGCATTCAACGTTAGGAGTACAGATGTAACTCGCGATCAACTTGTTGCTCTTTACAACGGATCTTTAACGGACAAACACATAACCGATTTCCTTGAAGGACTTGGAGATAATAAGCGGCGTGTTGAAAAATTTAGAGAACCTATTAAAGATATGCTTCAGACATTCCGCGAGTTGTCTGAATTTGGTGATTACACTTCAGCTCATCAAGCATCTATAGGTTATCTTCGTAATCTTGTTACAGTAGGTGAAGTTGCGTCAGCACTCTCCTTACATACAACTATCGGTAAAATGGCCGTTACTCTCAGCGCGCAACTTGTCCCTAATGGAGACTACAACAAGGTTCACCGTGCATACATGCAACGATTAGTTGCATCTGGTATCGAAGCCAATAAGGCTGTTGCAAACATTTGGACGCTTAACACAAAAGAAGGTCGAGGTAGCGATTTTGCCTATGCACCTAGAGGTATGGAGGGCGACTCATTTACATATCAACGTGTTAAAGGTAGCAGCGACGTACCAAAAGGTACGGTTATCGTAAGTCGTAATGGTGATGCTAAGCTTCGTAAAGAAGACGGAACTATAGTTCCGTTACCAGTCAGTAATACGGTAAAGGCACTATCCGTTAACGCCGGTCTCGTTCTTCGAGATACAAAAATGCCTATTAATAGGTATGTGCTGACAGCAGCTCATTTAATGGAATGGGGAGGTGAAGAAAATGTAAATACCGTAATACCAATGTCCCAATTCATGTTCGACAGTGTTGACACATTCGATGACGCTGCTGCAACCGATACTTTCATTCAGCAGCCAGATATATTGGCGCAGACCAAGCGTGGCATGGTTGATCTAGCAAAGGCTGACCGCATAACGATTGGTAACAATGGCAAGGTAACTGCTGTTCGTGATTACCGTGGCAACTCATCTCACGCATTCCGCTTGATGACCAAGGTCATGGGTATGTCGCCTAATCAAGCTGCTGCTCATTATGCACGTACCGAATCGCCAGAGTTTAAGCAATGGTCTGGTGGTCATCCACTTGTGGAATCGGTAGCCAATGCGGATATCCGGCCTGATGTGACCATAGGAGATGTTCCACCCGCATACCTGAGTAGTATTCGTCGCTATATGGCCGGCCAGGATGCGTTGGCCATTATGGAGGACATGGCGTCATCAGCAGTCGTAACTGACGACGATATGGATTCATTGTCGATTGCACTTGATGACTTCTATCGTGGTGAGAAAACGCCTAAAACAATCAAGCGAATCGTAGATTTTGCAGCAGACGGCAATACTAAAAACGCTTCAGTTCAAATGGCATTAAAGCTTGATATGAAGCAGACAAAGTTTGATGTTGCGCGAACAGTACTGAAAGATGCGACCGCGTACAAGGAAGCGGCTCTGCGTCCACGCACTGGAAAACCATTGGTTACGATAGGCTTTGTACCTGACACACCAACGTCGATCTGGTTGCGTTCCGCTCAAGGATACATACTTCCATCTGGTGTTGATAGGCTAACTGGCCAGAACAAGAAGATGAAGTATGTCCGTATGGACAACCCACAGGTCATTGATCTAAACGGTGGCGGTATGGATGCTGGTACCGTTAGTAAGTTACTAGCTAAGCATAAGAACCGCGACGGTATTGTATTCCTTAATGTGAAACACAGTGTTGGCGGTGACAACGCTTTGCAAAACATCGCTGTGCCACGTAACTCTCATGCAGCACTTAATGTTGCGTCATGGACCAAGAAAGATACATCGGTCAAGGTAACACGAACTGCTGAGCCATTGACCGTCATGTACGAGCGCGTCGATTCTACGGATGACATGGCATACGATGCGACTCCGGCGCCTATGCCAATTCGTGTTGACTACTCTGACATGCGCGGACCTTCGATGCCAGAGAAATTTAACCCAGTCAAGAAGCCTGAAAAGTATCAAGTACTGGGCAACATTGTTGACCAGTTCAATGACATTACCCGCCTTGTGCTTTCAGCTGACTTTGCATTTACAACATTGCAGGCTGGACTTATTCTCCTGACGAACCCAGCTGTTGGTATGAAGGCTTTGATCGCCGGCTTCCGTGGATTCTTCGCGCCTAACATGCAACTTGAGTTCAATGGAAAGACGTATGGCACTCGCAAGTTTGGACGCGAAGTGTTCCACAAGATCGGCAACGAACTGCGTGCAATGGATGTATACGAGGAAGCACGCGAAGCTCAGCTTCCTTTAACTATGTTCACAATCGATGAGCGCCTACAGGATGCTCTTGATCTTGAGTTGTATAACCTACGCCGCGTTAATCCTAACGCTACTATCGATGACTGTAAGACAACGCTTATGGACATTGACGAACTAGGAACGAACGACGAATGGTTCCTTAAAGGACGTTGGACGCAACACATTCCAGGCCAGGGAATGTTCGAGCGTTACAACGCCATCGTTCATGACATGGTTCTACTTCTTCAGTTTGATCACATGAAGAAAGCAATCATGGCACACGGTTATATACCAGGATCCGAAAAGTACAAAACTGCGCTTCGTGATTCAGCGCGGATACTTGCGGTTAGTGTGGGTGATATCAAATACTCTACCAACACCGAGACGGATGCTAAGGCTTCACGTATATTCAAAGTATTGTTCACCGCTCCACGTTGGTTACTATCTAGGGCATTGATAGACCCAGTAATCAATAACGTCCTGTCATCTTCTTACTTTGGATTCATGCGTAATGTTATGGGTCAGGATAACCCCGTATTTGATCTATACAAGGGTGATAAGGCTGCAACTGCTATCGGTATGAAGATGTGGGCGAGAATGGCAGGAGCATGGATGTTCTTGATGTTCTTCTCTCAGTTGATTGCAGATAAACTGCCTGAAGGCACTGAAGTAGAAACTAATACGGATAGAAACTTTGGACGTATTAGAGTTGGGGACTTTAGGATTGACCCTCCAGCCGGCGTCTTTGACCACTATCGTCTTGGGTTCCGCTTGGCTCAAGCCGCATGGATGATTACACCATCGGAGCAGAAGAAAGCTAAGGAAGCTGGAACTACGGTACTACGCGATACATTCGATGACCTACATCGCGAGTTCACTTACAAGGCAAGTCCTTTGTACAACTTCATATCTGGTGCATTCTTCACAGGTCGCACACCTATTGGTGAACCAATGTTTGGTGAAAGCGAAAGCTTTAAGTATGTGTATGACAAGTTCGTCAAACCTCGTCTTATTGAGATAAATGGCAGCTATCAACCTTGGATGGATGATGTTAGATTCTCAAATGCTGTTGTTGAGCGAATGCCTACTGCTGTTGCTACGATACTTGACACTATGTCTGCAACTGACAAGTATGAAGGCAACACATCTGCTTACACGATCGCGAGCCAATTGCTAAACAGCTTCGGTCTCAAGACTGAGATTAAGCCGCAGGCGGCAATCAAGGAACGCAAGCAAGAGACGAACCTGTACACCGCAGACCAAACACCTAACATTATTGATCTGTTGAAGCAGGGTAAGCCTGGAAAGGCGTTTACAGGAGGCACGTATGAATAGTAAGAAGTCTGCTGCACATCCCGGATTCAAGGCTGTGCAGCAAAAGATCGCTAAGAAGCAGGGGATTCCGATGGATCGGGCTGGCGCGATTCTGGCGTCAGCATCTCGAAAGGCCGGTCCCGCCGCCAAACGAAAGAACCCGAGGCTGAATAAGGTTCGATAAGAATCGATATGCCTGGCGCTAGGGCTACTTCATCAACTGCTAGAAAGTCTGGTATTTCATCGTAGTTGATTCGAAGTATCCCTAGCCTGAGGGCTGCATGCCATGGCGTTCTAGTATTGGTCAGGTAATAGACTTTACTTATGTCATCTCTGATACGTCTGTAACTAATACCGAGTCGTCTGGCTGCCTCATTTCTGTCGTTGCACAACACACATGTAATAAGTACTACGCGTAGCCAAGGTGTTAGTCTTTTTACTTCTCTCATAGTCCACCAAAACTCAATTCACTAAACGCACCGATTGCTGGTCTGTATTCAAGGGATACAGTTCCAATCGGTCCATTCCTGTTCTTTCGGATGATGACTTCGATTTCATCAATAGGTGATGGCTCTACAGCCGAGTAGTAACTCGCACGATATAGGAATGCCACAACGTCTGCATCGGACTCAATGTCTCCTGACTCGCGCAGGTCTGGTAATGTAGGGCGTTTGTCATCCCGCTTATCACTAGCCCTGTTTAGGGATGACAGGATTAGCACAGGTATATCAAGCTCTCTTGCTAACTGCTTCACACCACGACTTACCGCTCCTATCTCGGTAATTCTGTTAACGCCTTTAGTTTCCACCATCTGTAGAAAGTCTATGATCACAAAGTCTAGTCCATTCTTTTCCTTAAACCTAATGCATAGGCTCCGTATATCGGACATGGACATTGGATTCTTTGCTGCAACAAATAATGGTGCATCAAACAGATTAGCTCTGGCGCCACGCAGGTGCAGTATTTCAGAATCTGTCAGTTTACTGTTCGAGATACGTCGTAAGTCTATGCCTGATTCTAAGGATAGCAACCTATGTATTGTCATTTGCATGGACATCTCAATGCTCATAAACAATGTCTTTGCGTTTTGCCTACTCGCATTGCGTGCTAGTGCCATCGCAAAAGCACTCTTACCCATTGATGGACGGGCGCCGAGTACTATCATCTCACCTTTACGCCAGCCGCCGATCATGTCGTCCAAAGCCTTGTAACCACTACTTATGCCAGATACTTTGTGGTCATTCTGACGACTTGCAATATCATTGATGGCTTCTGCTATGTGGTCATCTACATGATGTACTTCGGTATTTCCATCCTTGGTGATCGACCCCATCATTAACGTTGCTTTGTCTATAATCTCCTGTGGTTCCAGGTCTGAGCTATAGCCTAGATCAATAATCTCCATTGAATGCTCAATGATTCTGCGCAGATCCGAATCACGACGCACAATCTTGGCATAGTATTCAGCGTTGGATGTAGTAGGTACGAATTCACCTAACTGCATCAGGAATGCAATACCTCCAACTTTGTCAAGCTCAGACCTTGAGTTCAGTGTGTCCATTGTCGAGACAATGTCTATAGGGTTATTCTCGCTTCCAATCTTGGCAAATGCATCGTAGATGACGCCATGGGCTTGCCTGTAAAAGCTGCCGCCATCCGGGATATAAGGTAGTACTTTAGATAGAACAGGCGCTCCCCCCAAAAGGATCGCGCCTAGTAATGCCATCTCACTTTCAATGTTGTGAGGTGGTGGATTATTCATAAAACCCCCATTCATCAGGACGTTCTTCGTGTTGTCCGAACATAAAGCCATTCCTGTATGCGAATGAATCTAATGTGTATTCCATTTTTATAAGAAGCTCAACTGGATCAGCGATACCAGCCTTAGCTTTCTTGACCATAGAACAAAAGTGTCGATGTACCTTCCGACTGCAACAGATAGCAGTGAAGTTCAGTAATGCCTCCACTGCTACCAGTTCGCTATGTAGGCCTGTGAGGCATACACCTGGACTAACCAAGCAATTTTTCCTTCTGCCCATCGGAGTCTCCAATTTGCTGCGCCCATTCATTCATGGGTTTAGTTAGCAATAACTCATATTTACTGGAGTTTAGCACGGAGACTAATGCTGATTGGATAACAGAATCAAAGCGTTCAGGTGTTACGCTACCTAGCGTTAACCAACCGCCGGCCTGCTTGACGACGTCAGCTACGATTCTAAGGTCAGGATTGTTCTCAGCCATTGATTCAAGTGCTGAATTACGCATTGACAATGGCTTATGAAGGATGATCGACTTAATCTCATTTGTAATCCTGTTGATATCAACACCGTTGAAGATAATGTCGAATGCAATGTTACGAAGTTCGAAAGGCGATGGCCTGAAATTGCAACGTGTGGCGGCCGCTTTGGTTACAGCCTTGACTACATCATCAGACCAATCACTCATCGCTAGGGCATACAAACCAGATGATCGCTCATCCCATTCTTGCTTAGCTGGCATCGCACTCATGAAGTTAGCAAACGCCACAAAAGTCTTCTCAGTCACTAATAACCTCCTCGATAATTTCCTGGGCCTCATCATCATCGTAATCTGTTAGATCCTTGATGAACCGAAGCTCTTCTTCCGTTGGTTGTCTGATTCCCATTTCAGTACACGCAACTTCTATGCTGACATTCTGTCGAACTAATCGAACTGCACCTAACACCATCTCAATGACTTCTTTGATGTTGTCACATTCGACTGTAACAGTTCTTGTGTAATGGTCGATTGTAGAACTATAGCAGTCAACATCGCCTAGTTCTTCCCACCGATAAACCAGTCTGTGAAACGGATATGTTTTGTATGTGTCTGGATCGTACATATAACCTCTCCCGATTTGTTTATACACTAGCAGGCAAGTATCAGTCAATACCCTTTGCTGCTCTGATTGCACTCAATGCTCCCTGTGAAACGACGCCGGATGATCCAACGGTATTCGCTGTAGCCCAGTGACTCCACAGAGCATGCATTGTTACCATGTCCCTGTTCTTCCATTTACGAATCAGTACTGACGTCGCACGTTGCACGTCGTCCTCCGTAACACCCTTGTGAATCATTTGCCGAAGGACTATGTGAGCTTTCCTCCACTCGGCTAATGTGTATTCATCGTTCAGTTCTGGGTACACGGTGCGCCGCCATGCCAGGAATAAAGGCAGCGCTGGATCGTCATCTTTAGGTAAAGAAACACCCTTCTTTGGCTTTGGGGGAATTATAGGGGGTTTATTTATATTTAATAAGCCTACCGAATTAACAGGCTTACTATAGTGTCCCTCAAAATTTGAGGTACCCCCTCCCTCAAAATTTGAGGTACCCCCTCCCTCAAAATTTGAGGTACCCCCAAAATCTACAGTACCCTCAAACCATTCGACCTCTTCATTGGTGGGCAGTAACACGTACAAGTTCTGCATCGGACTACCATCCGAGTCCGTGCGCTGCTTGACAATGAGTATTCTCTGGTCGCCGATTTTGACCGTAGAGAGGCGTTTAACCGTGGATCTGACAGTTGACTCGGACAGGCCACAATTCTTCGCTATTTCGCCAACAGAGACGGCCACAGCGGGTGTCTTAGCTGTCATCTGGAAAATTAGATACGTGAATACCATCCAATCGGTAGGCTGAAAGGACTTCAAGTGTTCCTTGAAGTCCCCGTACATACTTAGATTTGTCACAGCTATGTCGCGGTTATCGCCACGAAAATGCCCGAATGTCACAGCGATCATCCGATACTCCTCAATGGACAACGTTCGCATGTCTCGACGGGTTCATCTTCGCGTTGACATTTTGCATATGCCTTCAGGACGTCGGTCGCTTCCTTCGGGCTGATACCTGTCGGAACAATTACTGTTTCAATGTTGCGTGGGTTTGCTGGTTTACCGTCAATGTATTCCTTCATCTCATCTAGAGTCCAATCATTCTGCTCGGCAAGCGACAGAGCAGTGGCCTGTTCGTCCTTCGGTAACTTAGCTGCCAGTCTGTGATGGCTCCACGTAACGTTTGTTTTACGATTCTCGATGGGTACCGCTGCCGAAACCCATGAATAGTTCGCAAGAGCTTGGTATGTCAGCCCTGTGACTTCCATGGCCTGGCTGTACTTTTCTCCGTATCTGGCATTACCGTAGTTGAGCGCGTCACCGATCGAGAACTGTATGGCTTTCTCTAGCCGGGTAAGGGTTCCCATCAGTCGGATCCAGTCGTTCTCATCTAACTGTCCACTAAACGTAACACCAACATCGCTGATGTGGATTGCATCTGGAATGCTGGCAATGCGGACAACTTCTTCCCTACTCATTGTCGTACCTTTCGTTCTTTTCATTGACCCATCGCTCTATGGTTGTGGCTATGTAGGCGAGGACAAGAATGGGCGTGAACACAATGATCACGCCCACGACAGTTACTGCAACCAGCACACTACTCACTGGTTACGGTCTTGATAGCAACGGTCCGTGCGCCACGTTCGACGGACAACCCATGAATGGTAGCAAAGCCTTCGTCTTCAAACATCTTGGCCTTTACATCGTCAGGCATTTGACTGACCAAGAAGCTTTTCTTCACCGAGACTGCGGCGGGACAGAAATCCTCTGCCCACAGGATCGCCGACTCAGGATTCGTGACAACGACCTTGTCCTTTGTTTCGCGTAGGACAATATCGCCGAATGGCAACTTCATGGTCTTGGTACGAAGGTTGCCGTTCTTATCGCGTGGCAAGTTCTGTTCAGCCCAATTACCCAACTGCTCTGCGTACATGGATTCGATGCGTTCGATGCGGGATGTTAGTCCGCGAAGCATGCGACTCTCCTGCTCAACGATGCGCTTGATAACTTCGCGCTGTGCCTTAATCTGCGCACAAGTCTTGGCATGCAGACGCATCACGACATGTACGTCATCATCCGTCTCAATGCTGGCTGGAAGCCAGCCCCCTTTGGGGCCGGCCCACTCGCCTGTTTCTGGATGGTACAGATGTACACGTCCCTCTTCATCGGGTATCTCGACCCACTCAATCTGCGTTATGTCTTCCATTACTTACCTCCCACGGCTACATGGCTGTCCATGAACTGATAGAACGCGTCCCACGTCTTATGGCCAGTGACCATAGTAATCGCGTCATTCAATGCTTGGCCTGACAGGGACACATCACCCATCAGCCGGATAAAAACTTCCTTAGCTGTGTCAGCCGTTATGTCTGAGTTCAATGCCTTGAGCGCAGCAAAGAACTGCTTGCGCAAGGTTGCGTCATCGACAGCCTGAGTTACTTCAGCCTTACCTGTAACCTTGACTTGTTGTGGTTGTTGCTGCATTCGGTGCTGTGTAACAGCAGCGTTACCATCATCATCATTGTCTGTGCTGATAGCGAGGATGGCGGCAGCACCATAGCGCCGACCATACGTGAGTGCGGATCCAACAGCGTGCGCATCCTGCTTGTTGACAGGTACGTACACATGTGTGGCAATCCATTGACCGGACTTGTGGGCCAATGTCGTAGTCACATCAAGACCGCTAATCTTTTCAGTCTGCTCATTCTTGCAGCCCTGAATCAACACAAGGCCATTCTTTGCAAGGATCGGACGGACAGTGTCCAGGATGTTGTCCAATGTAGCGTACTGCGACTTGAAGTGTGGGTTCTTGCCATCGCGTCCGATGCTACCCATTTCAGCCTGTGCTGAGCATAGCGCAGCTATCAATTCACCAATCTCATCTGACATCTTTTGAATCATTTTTTCTCTCCATTTATCTTCGAAAGCAACTCCTCTTCAGGGTCGCCGATTCCGTTCTTCATTTCTAGTTCAGCAAACAATCTCATGTTGTACGCTAGGTCTCGGGCATCATATTCAGCGCCACGGTAGAAGATCGTGTTCACTTCATGCTTCATAGCTAGAATAACGACCTCACCTAAGTTCGTGTTTACGTATTCGAACTCATACCCATCGAACTCGTATCCGCCTTCACCTGTGTCCTTGATTATCTCCATGCAAGCAGCAAAGTCGCGAGCATCTGGGGTTAGGTACATAACACCGTCATTACTCACGTAAGGTCGCTTGTTGTACGCAACGTATCCAGCCTGCTCTACGGGACTAGGAAACAAAGGCCCACCAGGCCAGCATCGCAGGTTGGAAACAGTGTAGTCAGCGCCACCACGGATGCACCGTGGCTGCCCTTTGTAATAGACAGTCCTGAACAGATGCGAGATGGCGCCCCATTGCACAGGTTTTGCATCGAACTTTGTCACGTCAATGTCATCTACGACATCAAACGTACTGTGCTTTTGATTAGCTGTTTTGACACAGCACTCTTTATCATCACCAAGCACAATCAATGAATTGCCATTGATGTTGCTAGTGACTGCGCTTGGATACCCATCCTTGATATCTCCAAGGATGTAAACGGTCTCCAATGCCTTCGGCGTTATGAAGAACAGGTCAGTCTTTTCCCACTGCCATAAGGTGTCCATTAAGTTTCTCGAACCTTTCTAAATTCTCACGGGAAATATCATTCCCATACTCTTGTTCCACATTCTTGATGACTTCAAACACTGCGCCTACAGATCGGCAGACTTTAGTCATTCCTAGATTGTCAAGGTGTTTCTGTTGTTCGCGTACGCGCCCACCCTTGATCTTGAGTTCAATAGCTACTGCAATGGGATGCTTCCACCAAGGAGCATGAAAGTACAAGTCTGGAGCGCCGGGCGTGTTACCTTGCCATCCAGTAGCGTGAGCCATTGACCCACACTTTGCGCACTTTAACTTAGCTCTGGTCTTGCCTACTTCGATAACGTAATAGCCCAATGCAGCGAATACGTGACGCACTTGCGTCTGAAGCTGTGCCTCTGTCAATGGTATACTTCTTTCTATAACCTCCCCGGCCAGGCTGGCTTATTTGGCTCCCAGCGAACACGTCAGTCTGGCTACTTATCTACTTGCGTAGAATATCCTAGTAAACTTTATCAATCAACATCGTTGCGTACATTGTGCGCCCAATTCCATAAGTATTTCGCGATGGTTTGATTTATCTTATGCCGCGTCTTGCTTAGTGTAATCCCACTCAATTTGAATGCAGTTAGCATGCTACGCCAATCAGGTGCGCGCGTTACTAACTCAAGAACCAGCGGATCATCGCTGCATAACCGCACCCAGCTACTGTGAGCAACGGAAGGATGCATTTCAGGCGTGAGCCACTCAGGATTAAAACAGAAATACGCATCCTTTGCGTAACGATCAACAATCTCACCGTTACTGAACTGTATTGCGCGCACAAGTTTCCATTGGCAATCACCATTCAGCCAGGCAATGAAGTTCTCATTACCTGGCTTTGGTTTGCATACACGAATCAGCGTGAATAGACCGGTTAGTTTCCTTGTGCGCATTATGTCAATGCTGATGATTGACTGTTTCTCAGCCTCCATCTTGGTTTTACACCAGACGTGTCGTCCTTTGATGCGGACCAAGTAGAACCAGCTATTGACTGCGTTAGGATGGCCTTTTGCTGCATTGTGAAGCCTTGTCACCAGTTTGGTTTTACCTTGCCCGAGATACGATCACGGCAGAATCCGCATCGCCACGGCGGTGTCCACAGCCCATCAAGAAACTGATCGACTACATCTGATACGTAAGCTCTAGGATGCATATCCCAATCGTGTGAGTTATCTTTTCCGTGCGCTCTGGTTACGCACTTACCATTGATCTCGTACGTGGTATCCGATGTGCGTATATGCCAGACTTCATCTTCTATGTAATGCTGTGGTAATTCAAACGTACATATCTCGAGACGCCATGATGGCCACACTAATGTTGCTACTGGTTTTTCTTTATTGAAACCTGTCCTTACAACTAACTCATCCCATCCACCCTTCAGTTCAGGGTCAGCCTCCATTGCTAACTTGCGCACTATTTGCTGCGCGATTTCGTAGTGTGTCAAGAACACACTCCCTTCTAATGTGATTTTCGATTAGGATACCATACCCGCAGGTAATCCTGAACAGGTTTTTATGAACCATGGTGTGTGTGTGTGCCTAATTTGTAACATTATACTTGCGGTGTAGCCCGGCCGTTCGGCGAGCGCGCAGCGCGAG